CGACGAGTCGCTTTGGCTGGCACCTCGGGGTCCGGAGGAGTGGGTCGGGGTTCCATGCGTGAGACCTTTCACGCCCTCAGTAATTATGTCCGGTTCGCTGGTCTCACGCTAAACTGAAACGGAGGGCAGCGCCGGAAGAACTACAAGGCATCCGGTGTCCAGTTGTCTACGAGGGCGATGCTCGTTACCAGCGCCCGCGCGGTCACGCTGGAGAGCACCAAACGCTTATATGCGCGCAATCGAATGGGGACCGTAAAATTGCAACTGTCATTTGAAGATTTGGTCGCAGAATTGCGCGAAGAAACCGCGCACGAGATTCTTCTAGGGCGCGGTACGCGAGCCGCCGCTATTTCTAACGACGATCTCGTTCGATTGCTGGCCGCTCTCGCCCAACAGGCGCAGCCGCGACGAGTGCGCGTGCCCTCGGCCGTGTATCAGTTTGCTCTTAATAGATTAGACAAAGAACGCGCGGTTATCGGCGACCTCAACGATCCCGAGGCGCAGCGGAATTACGCAACGAGCATCAAGCGACTTCGCGACTTCTTGTCCGAGGCGACGGAGGTTCACGATTTCTATGACTGACAGGCAGGCGCAGCCGCTGACGGACGACGATCACGGCTTAGTCGGCTGCGTCAAGTGTGCATACGATGCTGGCGCTCGCGACCGGATGGCCCATCAGGCGCAGCCCGAGATGCCGACGCGCCATATTACCGCTCTGATCGAGCGCATCGAGCACGGCGAGATTCAACCAGCGCAGGACAAGTCAAAGGCTGAGGCCGTCCGCGTCCCTATCGCTGAGGCGATGAACAAAGCGTTTGTCCGTGAGTTGAAAATCTTGCTGGCGCTTTTCGCGAAGGGGACGACGCAACCGAATCCGCCAGGATGGGATGATTGCCAGCACCGCTTTCGCGGAGAGAACCGCGAGTGCGTGAATTGCGGCAAGCCGCATCCCGAGGAACAGGCGCAGCCCGTGAGCGACACCCAAGATGACGCGCTGTACGGCACGGGCGAGGCGAAGCCGTGTAGCGGAGAATACGACGACATCCCTGACCGCAAAGACTGCCTTCGCGCTGGCGAACACGTCTGCGGCAAGCAACGATAACGAGGATTATGAGATGAAGCAAATTACGGAAGTCCCCTGTTCGTCTTCGCGACCGTGCGGCGAACCGTCGCACGACGCTTACAAGCAGCGTGCGGTCAAGCGAAAGCCCCGAAGCCGGATGAGCCCGCGATGATGCCTCCCGATGCGCGGGCTCAATACGAGAAGTGGGTCGCGGCGCACGCAGGGTTCACACGCGGATGGAACGCCGCACACGCGATTGACGCGGCGTCGTCGTGACCGAGCGTAAAGGGAAGCGCGGCATAGAAGCGATGCTTACCATGCACGAACGTCAAATGAAAAGCCCGACGCGTGAGCGCCGAGCTGTTTCTCGTTTCCTAGAAAACTAGGAAACTAGGGCTTCGCGGACGAGAGCGCCGTCGAAGCCGTTGCGAGTGCGGTCTCGGCCGCCTGCACTTCGGCATCTTCCGACGCGAGGTTCGGAGCTGCGGTCGCGACCGCGGCGGTGTAGGTGTTCACGGCGGTCTCGTACGCCGAAACGGCGTTGAGGAACGTCGAGAGGTCGGTATCGAATTGATCCTGGGGAACGTCGGTGTTCGACATGTTGAGCTGGGCCTCCACAAGATTCGCGAGTGCTTTGTTGAGATCGGAACGGAGTTTCGCGAGGGACATCCTGACCCTCCGAGGGTGAGCTCAGGTCGCCGCGGGGACGACCTTGGTGAACATGGTTCCGTACCACGTATTCCCAATTTTCTCCGCGATCGAGAACGTGCCGCCCTGAGCGATCGTCTCGTAGTCGGAGAGCACGATACCGAGAATCGTGAGGATCGACCCCGAGATCACTTGATACGGAGCGACCGGGCCGTTGGCGAGATGGACGAACGAGACGGAATACTGCGAGGGTCCGAGCGTGATCGGCGGCGCGGTGACGGGCTGACCCGAAGCGAACGCTGCGACATCACCGAGGACTCCGGCGATACCGCCGACCTCCTCGAATACGGTTCCGAAGTTCATGGGGTTCCTTTCGGCGAGTTGGCAGGAAGAGCAACGACTCGGGAGTACGCTCGCTGGCTTCGGAGCCCTGCCGCGATCCCCGCGGTGATGAGCTGCCACCAGTTCGCCGAGAGCCAATCGCAGAGCGGACCAACGCCGTGCGAAAACGCTCCCTGTTGCGCGCCACCAGATGCGACGATGCCCATCCCGAGTAAGGCGGAATATCCGAACGCGTAGGCGGCTTCGGTGAACGCCGGGTGCGCCGTAAACCACGCGGGAAGAATCTCTTGGAGCCAAGCGGGAAGCGCGCTCGCGTCGTTCATGCCGTTCGCGTCGCGTTCGCGCAGTACCACTCGTAGGCGGAGCGCACGCTCGGGATGTACCACGGGCGGAACGTGACGGTCGTGAGGTCGGTGTTATTGCGCAGCGCGGCTTGGACGACGCCGATGCCTGCGTTGTAGGCGGCGATCACCGCGTCGATGTTCTCGCCGAACGCCGCGATGCTCGGTGCGATGAAGTCGCGGCACGCGATCTTGATGTTCGCCGAGGGATCGAAGATCTGACCCGGCGCGGTCGTCCCGTGTGCGCTCGTATAGATCCAATTCCCCTGCGCGTCTTGGTAGGTGCCGTAGTCGATCTGCATGAGCCCGCAGCCGCGCCCGCTCGAACCGATCGCGTTGGGATTGCCGTCGCTCTCGTACTCCATGTGCGCTTTGACGAGGTTGGGCGGCACGTCGAACGCCGATGCCCAATCGTTGATCAACGCATCCCAAGTATCGAGCGCGGGGTGGTTACTCGAGACGGCGGCGATGAGGTTGAGGCTCACGACAATCTCCTATCCGGTGTGGTGCGCGAACAACGACAAGAGCGTGTCGATGCGCGGCATGCCGAGTTCGCGTAGCAAGACGATGGTTCCGATGACGCGCAGAATCCAAGAGTCGATGACGCGGTTGATCGCCATGTATTCGGCGAGTTTTGCGACGCTGGGCACAAGGCCGCCCTCCATTTTTCCGGTCTTGGGGTTGAGCTCGCCGATCAAGATCGACGCCCAATCGAGGTCGTCAGTAACGCGACGATCATGCGCCACGTTCGTTTTCAACCCGAGCTCCGAGTCGTTCACGGGGTCGTCTCCGTTCCTTGAGGTGCGGACGCATCTGCGGCCGGGGTGGTCTCGGGTTCTTTGAGCGCCTCTTTTTCGTCGGCGTTTTCGGGCGTGACGACCGGCATCGGATTCACTTCATCCGGCTTCTCGGGATTCTTGACGAGCGGCTGCGCGGAAAGACCGCCCGCGACGAGCGCCTTTTGCATCATCTGGAAGTACGTCCACGCTTGCTGCTTGTTGCCGCTCTTGAGCGCACCGTCGATCGCGCGATAGTATTTCGCTTTGAGGTAACTCTCGAGCGCCTTCTGCTGCGGCGTAACGCCGACGTAGCCCGTACCGCCAACGAGCTCGCCCGCGATCACATCCGGCGCGAGCTCCTCGCGCCCAAAGAGCACGTTGACCGCATCGTATGCTGCCTTGACGGGCGCGGGCACGAAGTCGCCGAGACCCTCAACGGCCTGCTTCACGCGATCAACGATCGGCGCGTAGCCGAGCGCGCCCGTCGGTTGCTGCGTGCCCGCGAGGAGGGCTTGCCCCGCGCCCACGCCGCCCGCGACCGCAGGGTTGAGCCGGTTGAGAAGCAGCCCCTTGAAGCCCTTCTTCGCCATGTCTTGATCGTTCGTGGTGAGACCGCCGACGAGATTCCCAATCTGGTCGAGGATGCGCTGCACGACGGGCACCGCGTAGTATTCCGGGCGCGGACGCGCGCCGCCGCTCATGCCCGTGTACGCGGTGAACGCGCCCTCGCTCCCGTTGCCGAAGTTTGAATCGCCCGCGAGCTCGTTGTGCGTTTGGAGCCCCTGCGTGATCGGGTTCCACGTCTGTGGTTTCGTGAGCCCGTTCTTCACCCAGAACGGCAAGATCGTCTTGAGCCACGGGTAAAAGAAAAACGCCTGCGCGAACACCTTGTCGATGCCCGCGTTGCTCACGTTCGCGTAGTCGCCGAGCGATTGACGCACGCGGTTTCCCGCCTCCTCAGGCGTCATGCCCTTGCGCACAAACGTCTTGAAGAGCGCTTCGGCATACCGCTTTTCGGCTTTGTCGAATACGAGCTTCGCGTTCCACTCCTGCGCATCAGCGCCGAGCCGCGATGCCTTCTCGACCGGGTTGAGGTCGGAGTACGGACGCGACGCATCAGCGATCGCGGAGCCCCCGCCGAGCGTACGCGGTGCCCCGCGCGCGGTTACGGCGCCGTAGCGTTCTGCGTCCTCGGCGAGCTGCTTGTTGATCCCCGCGAGGTAGCGCACATCGCCGCCCGAGGAGAGGTACTGGCCCATGAGGTTCCAGCCCGCATGGATGATCGGGTTCGCGATCACCGACTGGCGGAGAAGGCTTTGTGAGGTCTGGTAGGCTTTCGGGAACGCGCGCGCTGCGCGGCCGAGGAACGAGGTTGCCGTCGCGAACGCCGACGCATCGCCCTTGGTCGCGCCTGCCTCCTCGAGAAACGTGACGACGTGCTGATGCACGGCCTGCTCGCGCAGCGTCGGTGAGCCGAACATGCGCGCGGCCTGCACGTCGCCGACGTTGGCGAAGTGGTCGCCGTTGGCGCGTTCGGCTTCGGGCTTCGCGAGCTTCATGCCGACGAGATCGCCCATCGCTTCCTCGAAGCCAACGTTCTTGTTGCGCTGCGAGGTGAAGCGGTAGTAGGCGTCGGCCGGGCTCCAATCGGAGCGCACGCCGCGCGTCGAGTTCTCTTCCGCTTCTTGCAGCGTCGCGTAGCCGCGGCGCGGCGCGCTCTTCGCCGCCGTGCCCAGACGCACGGCGTTGCGCGTACCGCCCGAGCCCGTGTGCGCGTCGAGGAACTCTTTGTACTCGGCATCGACGCCGGGCTCGTTGAACGCTCCGGCCATCGGGAAGAACGTGAAGTTCTTGTTCGGTGGATCCTCGCTCTCGAGGTGCTTCGCGAGCACCTCGGCGCGTTCGTTGATCTGCTCGTTGAGCTCGGCCTTGCGCGCCTCTTGATCATCGAAGTGCTCGCGTGCGTTCGCGATCTCATCGGGCGTGCCGTGCGCGGTATCGGCGTACGTCTGCGACTCGTAGGCGGGGCGCTCGCCCGTACGCGCGCGCTCGGCGATCTGCTCCTCTTCGGGGTTCGTGAGCCCACGCTCGACGGCACCCTGCTTGACGGGCGAGAACACGCCAGGGAACATCTCGTCGCGGCCGTAGATTTTGGCCGGGGAGAGCACGCCTGCTTTGAGTTGATCCCGCGTCGTCGTCCAAATCGACTTGCCGAGGAGCTGGGCGCGCGCGTCGATCGTCGCGTTCTTCGCGCCGAAGTCGCGCGGCTTCGTGCCCTGCATCCGATGCACGACCTCTTTTTGCTCATCCGCCGTGAGATCGCGGAAGATCGTCATGGCGTTGTTGTAGGCTTCCTCGTCGCCTTTCTTGCCGGTGTTGACGATGCGGCGGCCCCAATTCTCGGCCGCCTGTGCGGCGTTGTGGAGATCGCGCGCACTCGCGCTCGGGTTCGCTTGGCGCGCAACGTCGCGCCCCGCGACGCGTAGGCCCGCGAAACGAGATCCGATGCGCGAGAACGCCTGCGCCTCATCGAGCGTGTTGGCGACCTGTGGGATGCGGCCGACCGCGCTTGCCGCGCGCCCCGCCCCGCCGAGTACGAAGTTCGACGGGTTGGCGAACTCCGTGATGAAGTCGGCCGCGCCCGCCGCGGTTGGATGGTCAATGAACCATTGGGCCGTGCGCTTCTGGTCGGGCGATGCGGCGGGGTCCTTGAGCACGCGCTCGAGCGAGCCCTTACGGAAGTACACGTCGTTCTCGGCGACGTTCGAGACGGCGCCGGGGAAGTCGCGCATCCCCCCGCCCTCTTGGAAGTCCTGCGCAATCTGGTGGAGCCGCCCGTGCGCGCCGCCGAGATCAGCGAGCGCGGCTTCGCCCGCGGCCATTGGCACGTCGAGGGTGTTAGAGACCGTCCCGAGCGCGGAGCCGAGGCCGCGCCCAATCCCGGCGATGCCTCCGCCCGATCCGCCGATGAGGGGAACGGTCACGTCAAACGCCGAGGGGTCCGTCTTAGGGGCCGCGCGGTCCGCAGGAGCCGCGGAAGCGCGCGTTACGTCGTAGGGGTCATACGGCGGCGTGCGCGGCGTCTGAGCGGCCGGAACGGGCCGTTGCGCTGGAGGCGTATACGGCACCGTTACATCGAACTGTGTCACGCGCTACTACCTCGCCGCGACGTTCGGGGTTTGCGCGGGGAGATTGATCGTGAGGTACGCCTGGAGTTGCGGGGGCTGCTTTGCGATGAACGCGGCGCGCTGCTCGGGCGGCATGGCGCGCACGCGCGCGAGCATCTGCGCTGCGTACGCGGTGAACTGCTGCGTCTGTCCCGGCGTCGGCATTTGCCACGTCGGCCACCACGTCAGCTTCAGGGCCTCGGGCGTTGGAGGGGGCTGCTGACGCATACTAGTGAGGCCCGCGGGCGTAGGCTGTTTGTATTTGGCGATCGCCGCGAGGTACTTGTCGGCGTCCTCTTTGGTCAGAACACCCGCCTTGACGCGCTCGGCGATGTTTTGCTCGACCGCGTTGAAGTTTTTCGCCGGATCCGCTTTGACGAAATCGACGGCTTTCGTGATGCCTGCCTGGAGCGCTTGTTGCTTCTGAACGGCCGGATCAACGTTCGGCGGTTGGTTGCCGTTCGTGCTCGTCGCGGCGCCCGGCTTATTTCCGGGCGTGCCTCCCGGTGGTGGCGGAGGGGCGAGGTACGCGCTGAGATCGGCGCCGGGCGTCGAGCCGGGGCCGGGCTGCGGCGTGACCATCGTCGACCATCCGCCGAAGGCGCCCTTGTTCGCGGAGTCGGCCCACGGCTGGAGCCCCTGCGAATAGAAAAGCTGCACGGCTTTGCGCGCGTTCGTGAGCGGGTCCGTCCAGTTGCCCGGCCCGTGCGCTTCGGGGTTGATCTGCCATAAGCCCACGCCGGTTCCCGCAGGGTTTGCAGCGTAGCGGTTCCCCGCCGATTCGTTCGCGGCGACGATCGCGAGCGCGCGCGCGTCGGCCGGGCTCTTGGCTCCCGCGCGCATCGCGAGCTGCTCGAGCGGCTGCAAGAGTGAGGTCGGCGGCATCTGCGCGCGCGCACCCGGCGGCGGGCCGAACGTCGACTGCACGGGCGCACCGCTTCCGCCACCCGTCCCGCCGTTCGCGCGATAGAGCGCGTTCGGACTCTGCTCGGTTTCGGGCGCCGCGCTCGGACCCGCGTTGGTGTACTCGTCCGTTCCGTACGCAGCACTCGTGAGGGTATCAGCGATCTGCCCGATCTCGGGGTGCTTGGCCGAGAGCGGCGTGATCACGGTGTCGTAGGTCTTGTCGAACGAATCGAGCAGCGATTGGACCTTCTGCTGCTTGACCTCGGGCGGATCGGTGTTGAGCGGATTCATCTCCGCGGTGATCATCGACTGCACGGCGCGATCGACGGCCATGATCTTCGCCCGGCCGTTGACGAACGCTTGGTCTTGCGTGAAGCGCGTGTTGCGGCCGAACTCGTTCATCGCGGCGATTTGGGCCGCCTGTGCGAGGCGGTGGTCGGCTTGATCCTCCGAGAGCGCATCGTGGGTGAGCGCGAGCGCGACTTGGTTCTGGTCCTTCGTTATGAGGCGCGCGAGGTTTGAGCGGGCGAGGCCGAGGCGGATCCCCCCCTGCTGCAACCGAATTGCCGTCGCGCGCACGGAGGCAACGTTGCGGTCGTGCGCCTCTTTGAGTTGGTCTGCGCGCAGCGCAAGCGTCTGCTGCTTGTAATCCCAATCCTCGACCTGCTTCTGCTGCCGGTCGACTGCCGCGCCCGCCGCGGCTTCCTGCCGCTCAAGATCCTCGCGCGCGTTTTGCGCGACGGTGTACTTCTGCTGCGCCGCCTGCTGCTCGCGTTCGTACCGCTCTTTGGCCCCCTCGTTGCCACCCTTGAGATAGCCCGCCGCGAGCGTCGCGATCGGCGCGCCGGGAAAGAGCACGCTCAAGAGACCCGCGACGATCTCGCCGGTTTTGTTCGGGGGCTTGTACTTCGGCGCGTCGTAGGTCGGCGCGGGTGTCGAGTCGAGCTGCTTTGCGAGATCGGCGTACTGCTGCGCGCGATCGGTGCTTTGATCGGGCGGCATGTTGGTGATGTCGGGCGGAGCCGCGACGAGCGCAACGGGCTTCGGGGTGACGACTTGAGCAGGTTGAATCGGCGCTGCTTGCGCGGGGGCCGGTTGTGGCGTCGCCGCGGGAGGCGGAGCAACGGTCGGAGGCATGGCGCTCATTATCCGCCCGCCGCCGCCGCGGCTTCATACGAGCCGTACATCGAGGCGGCATCGCCCATCGACGCGTTCTGCTGCCCGACTGCGTTGCCATAGACCGAACCGTAGATTGAGTTCGCCGCGGTGCCGAGGTTGTTGATCGAACTCTGCACGCCGGTATTCGGCCCGTAGGAATTGAGATAGGCCGTGAGCAGCGTGTTCGCTTCTCCGGTTCCCGAGGAGTAGAGCTCGTTGAGGTAGTTGTTGTAGTTGCTCTCGTTCGATCCGAGCGCGGTCGCGTAGTAGTTCTCGTTCGCTGTGTTCGCGGTGTTCGCGATCCCAGCGTTCGTGCTGCTCATGCCGGTGAGCTCGTTTGCGTTGAACTCGCCCGTCGCTTGTCGGTTCGCCTGGTTCTGCGTGATGTCACCCTGCACGTACCCGGCCTGCTGACCGATCGCCGCGGCGTTCATTCCAGCAAGCGTCGCGCCCTGACTCTGCGCGAGCTGATTGGAGAGATCACCGGCCGCGCCCGAGGACGAGATGCCGCGCGCCGCAAGCGAGTCTTGCAGGTTGGAATCTTGCGTCTGGAACGTCGGCGCGAGCGATGCGGCGTTGGCGCTCTCCTCTTGGTTGAGGTACGCCTGGTTGTACATGGGATTGACCGTCGCGGCTTGCGTCGTCGTGGCTTGGCCGTAGGTCGGGCTCACGCTCGGGAGCGCGCCGAAGTCTTGCACCGGAAGCGGCGCCAAACCGTTGAGTGCGGAGGCGTTGATCTGGTTTGCAGGACCGCCGCTCACGGGCGCCGCGGTTGCTACCGTGCCGGTGTTGTTGCCGCCCGCCGCGGGAGTCGCGCTCGTCGTAGGCGCGTTGAGCGGCGTCGAGTTTCCGTTCGCACTCGGCCCGTAGTCGGGCATGTAACCATACTGGCCCTGCGCCCACGACTCGTAGTTCGCTTGCGATCCAAGCGCATCGGTCGCGTTGCCGCTGCTCCAGTTGGAACCGTTCCACGGGTCGATCGTAGAATCGTTCGCGCCGGTTGCCTCGTCGTACGCGCCGATGGATTGCGAGAGCGTCGGATCGAGTTGTGCGGTTGCCATGCTACATCGGCGCCCCGGAGTTAGCGGAGCGCGCGACGGGCTGCGTCGATGTACGCCCGCCGGAGAACGCGTTCGCGGGGACGAGCTGCTGTGGCGCAGCCGGGGCGACGGGGGCTCCGTTCGCGGCCACCGTGGCAGGCTGCGTTGGGGGCGGCGTTACGGCTGCGGGCGCGGTGAGCGTCTGGGGCGCGGGCATCGCGTTCCCCGCAGCGATGTAGGGGTTGGCGCCGAGCCCTTGAATCGCACCGCGCTCTTGGCCCTCGGAGGTGTTGACGTAGTTCTCGGCCTGCTGGATGTCTTGCTGGGAGATCGCCTCGGACGCCGACGCGGCCTGCGATGCCTGCTTTGAGGGCGAGCTGAAAAGCGAGCTCATGGCTGAAACTCCTTGGCGAGCACTTCGGCGACGACGGTGTATCCGCGTCGCTCGAGCACGTTCTTGTGGCGGGGGTTATCGAGGCGGACAATGCCGCCGAGCTTGAGCACGACGCCGCGCTCGCGTGCGAGCCGCGCCATGAGATCCTCCATCCAGTCGGCGAGCGTCTGGAGACTGGCGATGCCCTCGCGCGTACGCTCGCACCAGAGTTCATCGACGACGAACCCGTGCGTCGTCTCGCGCAGGAGGCAGAACCCCCGCACGCGATCACCGTCGCGCACGACCGTTCCGTGCGCGCCCGGCGAATAGTGCCAATTCGGTTGGCCGTTCTCGCGCGCGATGCGAATCATCTCGGCCGCATCGTCGGGGCGCAGCGCGTCGATCGTGGCACTCATCCGACGAGGATGCTCGCAACGGTCGCGGTGAGCGATCGACACACGAACGAGAGCGGCGTCGTCGAGGCCACATCGGCGGCTGTTTGGTAGACGATGTTGCCGGTGCTCGAGTTCATCGTGAGACACCCCGAAGGTTTGCGCGGGAGCTGAATCGGCACGGCCGTTGCGCCGGTTCCGATCGCGTAGCCGACGCGGCACCAGAACGATCCGATCGGCGTGTTGTCAACGAGCGGGGTCGTCAAAGGCAACCCCACCGCTTGCGTGGCGCGTAGGGCCTGGTTTGCGATCGCGAGCGCTTGCCCGATCCCAGCCATAGGGCGGTTGCTTCCCTCTCGGCCAGCATGATTCCGCCGATCGCCTTGACAGATGCCTCATTGTGAGTTATGTGTGAGGCGATGCTCCTCCTCAAGTTTTTCCGCATCCGCATCCCTGCCGCCGCACACGCAGCGATCGTTGTGCGCGCGCAGAAGAACCACCGCTCGATCAACGCAGAGATCGTCGCGATGCTCAAAGCTCAACTCACCGAGGAGAACTGATGCCTCGTAAACCCACGCTCCGCGCCGTGCCAACGAAGCACACGATTCCGCCCGAAACGATCGCCGAAAAAGTCGAGAGCGCCGAGCGCAAACTGACGCGCGAGAGCTACGAAAAAAAGCTCACCGCGTGGGCGGCCGAACTCGAACGGCACCGCACGATCGCGCGCGAAGCGCAGACGAACATCGACCGCTGCGAAGGCGGTATTCTCGCCGTGCGTTTGCTGCTCGATGAACTCAACGCAGCTAAGAAAGCCGCCAGCACGCCCTAGCTGCCGACCGCGATCCACGTATACGGCGAGCCGTTCGTCACCTGGATGGTGAAGTACGAGCCCGAGCCGTTACTCACAAGGTTCTGCGAGCCCGTCGTGCCCACCGTGACCGCGTACGACGCTGCGCTTGAGAACACGGCGCTGCCGGAGAGCGTGATCGTCTGCGAGCCGCCCGTGCCCGTGCCGCTGCCGATGACGATGTGCGTTGACGCGCCACCGGATACGCCGTTCTGACTGTAGACCGGCGGCACATATCCTAGCGTCGATGAATTACCCTTGACGGCGAGTGCGCCCGTGTTCGAGAGGGCCGCGAGTTGCGTGCCAGCGTTGTTGCCACTCCAAGAAAAACCGCCCGCGCCGTCGTTATTGAAATAGTTGCCGTACGGGCCGAAGAAAACGAAACCCGACGACCCCGCTCCGGTCCCGTTGCGCGACACGTGAATATCGCCGTTCGGAACGTCGAACGCGCCCGTGATGGAAGTGCCGTTGTTCGAGATCGACGCCGACGCGATGAGCTTTCCGGTGACGGTGAGCGGTCCGCTGGCGGTCGCAACGCCCGATGTGGTTTCGCCGAAGTCGAGTCCGAAGTGCGCTCCGGTGCCGCCGAGCCACAAACCGCCCGACGACGCGCCGCTGCTGCCGTATACGTCGCCGCTGCTGCCATACGTGAATCCGCCCGTCGTGCCGCCGACGACCGATCCGCCAGCTAAAAAGGTACCGGGGATCGACAACGCGCCCGCGTCGGTGAGCGTGAGGATTTGCGTCGTAAACGCGCTGTTGACGATCCCGAATTGCCCGCTCGAAACGCGCAGATACTTGTTGGGCGTCGGTGCAGCGCCCGTCGTATCCGTTAGTTCAAGCTGGAACGCCGAGCCGAGAGCGGCGATCGTTGCGGCACCGGATTGAATCGAGCCCGAGACGTTAATCGAACCGCTCTGCTGCGAACTCGGTGAGAGTTGCACGTAGCCCGACGTGCCGCCGAAGATCGGGGCTTGCGCGGTATGCAACACGCCCGACGAATCGACCCACACTTCTTTCGTGCCGCCGCTTGTGAGCGTGATGTCGAAGATGTCTACCGACTGACCCGCAACACCGGAAACCGTGAGCGGCACTTGCCCCGACGCGCCGGGATAGAACGTGTAGCCGAACGATCCGCCGAACGTTGCCTGCCCCGTCGAGAGCGGCTTGAGCTGAGATGCGTAGAACCCGAGCGATCCGACGTTCGTGTTGTCGATGTTGTTGACCGCGGTGACGACGGCCGCGAAGTCAGCGTTGACCTGCCCCGATTGCGCGGTCGTTCCCGGCGTGAACGAATAGGGGATCGCCAAAGTCGACATCTAGGTTCTTCCTCTCTGCGAGTACACGCCGGTGCCACCGGACCAGATCCACGGCGCGAGCGGTGAGCTCATGCTCACGCCAAACGCAAACGACTCACCTTGAATACCGGGGAAGTCGATGCGCGATGAGGGTGAGCCGAACGGAACGAACGTCGAGAGCCCGCCCCACGCGGCTTGATCCCAAAGCGATCCGGCCGTATCCCACATGAGCGATGTGAGCGACGTGACGGGGTTCGTCGTCTCGGCGTTCTGCGTCGAGAGACCGTAGTCGGTCGACACGGTGAACACCGTCGAGAACGTGCCTGAGACCAAGAACTCCGGGTAGAATCGTTGCAGCGCCTTGTTCGTTCCGGGCACGCCGAGCTTGAAGTATTTCGATTGCGCCTGCGCATAGACCGGCGTCGTGCCGTCGTACACCGCGGTCGTCGTCGAGGGTGGCACGTAGTCCCACGTGTACGCCTGCCCGCTCGTCGCCGAGCCCGCAAGACACCCGTAGGGGCTTGGATCATTCGGTGCATCGAGCAGCACCATCGAGGAGAGGCCAGGCGTCGTCTGCGCGACCGTCCACGCGTTGAGGTTGAGGTCGTAAACGAGGATCGTGTTCGGCAGCGTCGCGTTCGAGCAGTAACCAAGATGGAGGCGGTTGTTGTAGATGCACGACCAGGAGAGCCCGCGATTCCCCGTCATCGCATATCCCGGCGTGAACGGATCGTCGAGGATCCACGGCTCGACTTTCACGGAAGTCTGCGTCGGTACGGTCTGCGCGTTGAACGTGTAATGCGCGTTGCGCCCGAGCCAATAGACGACACCGTTCGCGGAGATCATCGTGCGCCCGGCGGTGACGCCATCTTGGAACGGAACGTCTTGCAAGAAGAACGTCGAGGGTCCCGTTCCAAAGAGCACGCTCACGCCTTGGTTGCGACCGATGACGAGCGTTGCCGTTGCGCCCGTGCCCTGCGCGACAAGACCCGTCACCGGAGCCGAGAGCACGAAATTGCGATACGCGGGCAGCGATTCCATCGAGGCGATGATCCCGTCGCCCGTGCCAAAGATCTGATTGGGGAACGCGGGGATGCCGCCGAACCAGAGAATGCCGTTGACAACCGCGCACCACGACGCGCCCGACGCCTGACTCCATCCACTCGGCGTGTAGAGGTTCGTTCCGTCGTAGATGTACGGGCCGCCGACGCCCGTGCAGATCACCGTGCAGTCGGTGAGCCCACTCACGAAGTTTGGATCGTTCGGGTCTTGGATGCGCGCGAACGTCGCCTGCGTCGATCCGTTGCCGATCGAGCCGATCGTCGTGGGTGAGCCGCTCGATGGAATCGAGTAGAGCGTTCCGTTGAATTGACCGAGGACCGCGTTGACCTCCGCGATCGACGTGCCGTTCTTGACCGTCTGGTAGAAACGATCGAGGATCAACTGCCCCGTGCCGGAGATCGCCGTGCCGTACGTCGCCATGCCGTTGCGCATTTGGAACGCTCCGTCAGGCCGCAAGTAGCCCTGGAACGCAACGGTGAGGTCCTCATCGCCAACGAGCTGCGGCGCGGCCTTGACGTTGAGCCCACCGCGGAAACCGTAAAAGCCGAACTCGAGTGAGTCGGCTTCGCCGGTTTGAAGTTTGCCGAACGTCTTGATCGCCATCTACTGCCAGCCGCCAACGCCCCATCCCGGGCTCGGATACCCGCGCGCAACGATGTCGCGGACCTGACCGTGCTTGGGCGCGGTGCGACGCGTGACCGTCGTTTTCAAGTCCTCGAGAATCTCTTTGAGCTGCGGCTCGTAGATCTGCATCGCTTCACCGCCGCGACCGCGCGACTCGAGCACGCGCGCACACGTCCAGAGGATGACGGCCTCCTGCATCGCGGGGTCGAGGTTCGTCATCGTGCCGTTCTGTGTGCCGCTGTTCGTGAGCGTCCAGAGCGTCGGGCGAGCGCGGTAGTACACGTTGAGCTGCCCGACCATCGCCGAGGGGTAGAGCTGCATCTCGAGCACGCCGCCCTGGTCGCGATAGATGAGGTACGCCGTGGGCGGCCCGAAGCCGACCGCCGGGAAACCGCCCGCGAAATCCATGAATTGCGCCTGGTCGAACGGCTCCATCGGATAGACGAGAGCGCCTTGCGATGTCGGCGGTCCGGTCGACCATGAGCAAGAGAGGATGTCTTGCACATCGTTGTTGAGCGCCTGGATCGCCTGGTTGTTGATCGTCGGGTAGGTGCCGATGAGGCGGATGCCGCCGAGGCGACGTTCGATCTCCGTCACGCCACGGTTGAGAAGCGTGAGCATGTTGGTGTTGTTCGGGAGCGAGGGCTCATTGGTGACGAGTTGCACCATCGCAATCGCCGCGAGTGCCGTGTAACCCGTGAACACGTTTGCATCCTGCGGCGCAAGAGAAACGATGAGATACGCAACGTCACCGGATACGGAATCGGTGATCGTAACGTTGATCGTCTCGAAGGCAACCGAGGATGCAGCAACCGTCCAACTCTGCTGCGTAGCTCCGTTCGCGGTTTGCGTGAAGGTCAAGAACCCCGACGGGCTCGCGGCGAACGTCGGGGTTGTGAGGTCTCCGGCCGTCGAGAGCAGATTGATCGTCGTCGAGCTGCCGGGTGCAAGCGCGATCTGCTGCGGGAGGCAATACAGGCTCACGTCTTGCGCGCTCGCTTCCGAGCGCTTTTGCGCCCCTCGCGTTTATTCTTTAGGGCGATTGCAATCGCCTGACGCTGCGCGCGCTTCTTGCCGAATCGCTTGCGCGTGTGCGCGTACGTCTTGCCGGTTTTCAGCTCGCGAATCGACGCGCCGCCATCCTGGCCTTTGCGGAGCGGCACGCCATCACCGGATGCGGGTGAATACGTTCACCGGCCAGGCCTGGGTCCCCGAATACTGATTGCCGATGTTCGGCGTCGTGTTGACGCTCGTCGTGAGCGAAGGCGTCGCGGCGGCGTTGAGCGTCGCGTAGTACGCGTTGCCGAGCGCGTTGATCGCCGCGCACAGATCGGAGATGAAGTAGTAGGGGTCCTCGTAGACCCCGTTCGCGATGTTGTTCTGGATCGCCGCGGCGATGTTGAGCGCGCTCTGCGCGAGAGCTCCGGTCGTGGTTGCCACGCGCTACTCCTCTTCATCTTTCGGATGGCGGCCATCCCAAAGTGGATCGTGATACTTCAACATGCGCTTGTCGACGGTGCGCACGCCGTGGGGCGCACCGACGTGCGCTTCTTCGCGATTGAGCCCCTGCACCGCTTTGAACGGCGTCGAGACGTGGATCGCTTGCGCGAAGGGGGTGCTGCACGGATCGGCATTGAGCAACGACCCAATAGGGCGGGTGTCGGGTGGAACCTCCGGCAACCGCCCTACCAAGACCGCAGCCACTCGCCGAGACCGATCAGCCACGATTATCCTTCGACGAGTTCGAGTGCCGTGAGGAACTCGGTATCCGGCGAGATGGGCTCGAGCTTCTCGGTGACGCGCTCGATCTCGATGAAGCCGAACTCGTTGTCGCGTTCGACGCGCTCACCGTCGAGCGTGACGAAGCGAATCGGCGAGTGCTTGTTGGTCATCGACGTGGCGAGCCGCATCGACTCCTCGGCGCGCTCGCGCGGATCGGCGGAGTGCATGCGATCGTAGTTGCCCATGAGCAGATCCCAGACGCCCTCGGGCACCTGGATGCGCGGCGGTGGATCGCCGGGATTCATCGCGGGCGGGATGCGGTAGACCGTGTTGTTCCAGCGCGGTCCGTAGAGTACGGGCGAGATCTTCTCGGCGTACACGTTCATGTCTTGACCGTCGGCGACGGCCTCGCGCAGCGTAGCGATGTTGTAGAGCTTGCGCAGCTCTGCGTCGGCTTGGAGCGCCTGCGCCGCACCGCGCTTGAACGACACGCCGACCTTGACGAACTTGCGCCGCACGGCGGCGGAGTGGTTGATCAAGTACACGCGCGCCTGGGGGAGCGATGCGTTGAACGGAGCCTGGAAGGACGGATCGCCCTTGCCGAGACCGAGCGGGTTCTGCTTGAGGTCGAGCAAGACCATCGCCTTGCTCGAGGGGGTGCCGAAGGACATCTCTCGGTATGCCTTTCTACGACTGACCGACGAACACGGCGGTCGGCGTCGGGGTCGTGGTGCCCGCGGCGAGCGAACCGATCGCGCGTGCGAGGCCGGTGCCTTCCGCGGGGGTCGGCGTCGGCAAGAGGTTCTGGGTGTACGTCGTCGCGGTGATGCCGTAGTCGAAGAATCCCGCCGTGGCCTGCGCGAGCGATGCGTAGCCGATGAAGCCTTGCGTGGCTCCGCCGACGGTGCGCTGAATCGCGTACGACGACGCTCCGACCGTTGCCGTCCAGACGAGCTTGTTGTAGTTCGTCGTCGAGAGCGTCGCGTTGCCCGTCGTCGTCGAACCCGCGGTGCCCGCAGGGCTCCATAGACCGTTCGGCGCGATGGCTGCGATCGTGTAGGTGTACGTCGTGGTTCCGGCCGTACCGACGGTCGTGACGGTCGGGGCACCCGGCGTGACCGGCAAGCCGTACGGCTGCGTCGCCGTCGTGCCCGTCTGCACGCCCTGACCGAAGTCGATGAACGTGTTCGTGCCGATGCCGACCGCGCCGATCGTTCCCTGCGCAGCACCGCCCGCCGAGCGCACGATAAGATAGCCCGCCGCGTCAGCGACCGGCGTCCAGGTGATGACGTTGTAGTTCGTCGCCGAGAGGGTCGCGTTACCCGTGGCCGTCGTACCCGCCGTGCCGAGCGCGGAGTACGTGCCGTTGACCGAGATCGCAACGAGGCGGTACGAATACGAGGTCGAGCCTGCGGTGCCGCCGTTCGTGACGGTCGGCGTCGGGGCGGCCGACGGCGGCTGGAACGGCTGGAGGTTGCCCGTACCGTCCGAGGTGAGGATCGTTCCGGGAACGATGGCGCCACCGGCCGTCGGTGCGACGCAGAGCGCGTTGACCGGACCCTCGTACACGACGAGTGCGCCGACGCCCGAACCGAGCGGCAGATCGTCGATCACGAGCGGCGAGCCGGGCTTGATCACGATGCCGAACTGCGACTCGTAGAACGCGGCCTGGGAGCCCGCAAAGACGGGGGTCGTCCAGAGCGCACCGCCGCCGTTGTTGGCGGTGAGCGTCCAGTTCCAAGCCAGAAGCGAGCCCGTGGGAGCAGGCGTCGGGATACCCGTGATCGAGGTGGCGTCGAGCACTTCGCGCTCCGCCGCTTCGAGCTTGGGAGCACCCACGAACGGGGTCGAGACCTGACCCGTGTTCTGCACACCGGCACCGCCGGGCAATACGAAGGTCGAGCCCCCCGCGATCTGCGGGAGCGAGGTCGGATTGCCCGACGCCTCGACGACGTTGTAGAGCGTCAGGAGAGCCATCTACTTGCCCTCCCAGAGCTCGTTGTAGCCCTTCTCGTTCACCGGAATATCCGGTTCGGTCGTGAGCCCGTTGGGCGAGTAGAGCGTCTTGCCGGTCTTGTCGCCCGACCAATGATCGTCGAACTCGACCGCGCCCCACGGCACATCGTAGAGCTGCTCGGGATAGTCGGGACCGACCTTTATCGACTTGCGGATCGAACCGCCGCCTTTGACGTTTGCCATCTTGCTTCGGTTGCTCCTAGAGGTTCAAGAGGTCGTTGATCGGTCCGATCCAGCCATTGAGCCGCGGATTGTCCGAGGCGTACTGGAAGCCGATCACGTAGCGGCTCGTCTTGGAGAGAACGTTCGGCGTGTCGAGCCACGGCACGAAATCGAAGCCCTTCTCGCCGAAGTACCAGATCTTCGTGTCGTTCGAGTTCACGTAGTAGGCGTTGTACCCGATGAAGGTGTTCGAGCCCGACGTATACGTGACCGGGAGGAAGTGGTTGTCGCCGACGACCTCCGCGTTGAGAAGATGCGGGTTGGCGAGGTAGGGGTTCGCCGAGTCGCCGGGCGAGACGCGCACCTGCGCATCGAGCGCGAACATGTAGCTCGCGACGAACTGCTGATGGCCGAAGATGTGCGTCGGCACCGCGTCGCCGACCGAGCACGCGGCGTAGTTGCGGAGCAAGAACGATCGCGGCGCGTCGTTGGAGGCGGCGCCGAGGCCGCTCGTCGAGAGCGAGATGACGTTGCCTTGCCAGTTCGCGAACGAGTTCGTGCCGGTGCGCGCGATGTTGCCGTAGACGTTGTAGAGGTTCCCGTTGTCGCAGGCCTCGATCACGCCCGTGATCGGGTTGGCCGTCTGCGTTGCCGGGCCTTTGGTGAGCGAGCAGAGGTCGTTGCCGATGAGATCGGTGAGCGAAGCGATCGCGTCCTCGATCTGCACCGTGAGGTTGTCGACGCGCATGTTCGGCCCGCGGACCAACTTGAGCGTGATGTAGTCGAGCGTGACGGCCGCCTGGTAGAACGACCAGGGGAACGCGGCGACCGAGTAGATCGACTGTGGACCCGACGCGAGCGTGTCGTACTGGCCGAAGCTCTGCGCGGTGTTGTTCTTCGCCGAGAGGATCGGGAGCGCGAGGTAGCGCCCCTCATCCATCCGCTGCGCGAAGTCCCACCCGACTCGAACGACGCGGTTCGACTGGAACACGGCGTCGGAGACGTAGGGAGCGAAGGACTCGGCTAGGACGGCGCTGAGTTGGTCGTAGCCTCCGAGGCCGCTCGTCGCGAACATCTGGAGGTCGAAGGTAAACGGGACCTGAGGCTCGTCGCCCATGTTTTCTCCCAAACGGAAAGCAAGCTATGCTCTCTACGTTCGGGGGTCTGCCGCTTCGGTGGTGGGGGCCCTGAGGGGGATCCCCAGAAGTGCAAGTCCTACGGTCGAGCGATGAGACCGTTGGTGATCCGCAAGCGGGCCTCCGGTCTGATACGAGTTCGTTCTACCACGGGAACCGGGCGGGCGTCAAGCAGCTCCGGCAGCAATCATCGCAGCACGGTACGCTTGCTGCTCGGCCATGAACGTGCGCGGGTCTTTGCGCCGACCCTGCGCGTCGTGGATGTCGGGCGGTTTCGGCAGGGCGCGGCGGGCAGGCTGAACCGCGGCGGTTCCTCCGGCCACGGAACGCGCGGCGCCTGCTTGAACGCCTGCGGCTTGGAGCGTCGTGCGGTCGATCGCTGCGAGCATGTCGGCGGCGGGCGAGGCGGTGTCGGCGCGCTCGGCGCGGTACTGCTGCGCGGCAAGCACGACGCCCGCGCGCGGACCGTACTGCTCGACGTAGCCGCCCTCGCGCGCATAGCGCAGGATCGGCGTGAGCGCGGCCTGGTCGCGAACTGGATCGCCCGTGAACTCCGTCGGGTACATGCGAGCGAGGTCTTGGTGGCCCTGCCACACCTGGAGGTTGCGCTGCCGCTGCTGCTCCGCTGCCGCCGCCGCGCGCTGCTGCTGCTCCCGGCCGGTACTCTCGTAGGTGTCGAGCCGCGCCTGGAGCGCGCCGAACTGCTGCTGCACCGTGGCGAGCACGGGAGCGATCACCTCAGCGACGTAGGGATCGGTGATCTCGGGAATCTGGAGCGCGGCGGCGGGCGCCGGTGCTCCGGCCGGGGGTGCGCCTGCGGGTGCCGCGGGAGCGGCGGCCTGCGGGTACATCGGTTGCCCCATCGCGCGCCGGTTGAACATCTCGATCACGGCGTTGCCGAAGTCATTGTCGGCGAGCGCGCGCTGGAGCACGGGGAGGATCGGATCGAGGCGTCCCTCGACGATGAGCGGCTCGAGCGTCGGTCGGTAGCGGGAGAGCCACGATGCGTGGCGATCGACCTGCGCCTGTCTGCGATTGAACCGCTCGATCTGCTTGGCTTCGGCGCGGCGCGCGCGGACCTGGTACTTCGAGCCGTCGTCGTGCTCGAACGTCAGGGTCTCGAAGTCGGCCCAATCATCAAGCACCTGCGCGGCTGCGGCATCGGCGGCTGCTGCGCGCTGCGCGGGAGCGGGCGTCGCTGCGGCAGGCGCGTCGGCCGCGAGCGGTTTCTCGGGAGCGGCGAACCGGCCTTGCGGATCGCGGGGAGCGTCGGCTCTACCCGCGGCGGCGGCTTCGAGCGCCGCGCCAGCGTCGGCATCGTTGCCGAGCGCGCCGGTCGCATTCGGGTCGATCGTGGTGCCGTCGGTGATCGCGGGCGCCGTGACCGCGTTGCCCGGGATGATTGGGCGGCCGGTCCGATCATCGAGCGCGAGCGTCCCCTCGGAGAACGAGGGCATCGCCGCGGCGGCGACGGCTGAGTTTGAATCGGGGACGATCGTTCCGTCCGCGATCTTCGCGTCGATGAGTTTCTGTGCGTGTGCGGCGATCGCATCGCGCGATCCGGGTCCTGCTTGCGTCGACATTTCGTTCCACTCCCAAAGAGAAAAGCCGCGAGTCTCGGTCGCGGCTTACGCGGCTACTTTTTGTGTGCCGCTTTACGCGCCGCCTTACGGGTGCGCTTGGGGCCCGCCTTTTTGGCGTGGCGCATGTGCTCCATGAGGCCCTTCTTTTTTGCCATCGTTGATCACCCCCTCACCTAGCTAGGATCTAGATCCTGCCGGTCGCTTAGACGGCCGTCCCCTCGTCGCCTCCGGGCATGGCATCGGCGTCGGGGCTGAAACCGAGTCCACCCCCGCCGGTCGCTTGATCCTCGCCCGTTGATGGCGCGCTCGGTCCCGAACGACCCGACGTGTAGTGCGAAAGCAGCGTGACAGCGGTCTGCGTGAGCCGCCGAATCACGGCGTTGACCTTGCCCATGTTCGACTTCTGGAACTCGGGCGTTTTGAGCGCGGTGCGAAAGCACCGAATCCCCATGTCGATCATCTGCCAACCGGGCTCGAGATCGACCGAGAGATCGGTGAAGAGTGCGCCGAACGGTGAGCCTGCGCCGGGCAGAGTCGCCCCGGGTGGACCCCCCGGGGGTGGTCCTGCGGATGCGCCCGGAGGCGCACCGCCTGGCGGCCCCATGGGCGGACCTCCCGGGGGTCCCGGCGGCGGTGCTCCCGGAGGTGCTCCGGGCGTCGCGAGTCCTGGCGGTAGTCCACCCATCTATAGGCCTCGCTGCTTCATGAGCAACTCCCGGGGCGACATCTTAACCCGCGCTGATCCGGTAAAGCATCGCAATCGTGCCCGTCGGTGCTCCCGAAGGAGTCGCGACCAGACCCACGACCGGAAGCCCCGGCGGCGGATACGTGAGCACTTGCCCCGCGGCGAGCGCAGGAATCTGCGGTACGTCGGCGGCGTTCCCACCGCCGTCGGTGAGCGCGATCGTAACGGTTTGCGCGACCGCAGCGTAGTTGATGAATCCGACCAAAAAACGCGCCGTGGGAATCGAAACTGCCCCCGCGCCGGAAATCAGCGCAGCGGTGTATGGCGAGTTGATGATCGTGTTAGCCATGCGCCGACCCTATACGCCGCGAGCGGGCAACTAACCCGCTCCCTGCGTTTGCGGCGACTTCGCGCGCTTCGAGTTCGGTTTCTTCGCGGATCCCTTTTGCGGCTTCGGCATCGCGCCGGGGACGAGCCACATGAGGTTCGGGTCTTTGCGCTCTTTGCTGATGCGCCGCTCAAGCTCGGGCGCGGACTCGATCGCGCCGACGGCGGCGAGCAGCTTCCAGATCTCGGGCAAATCGACGATCGGTTGCCCGGAGCCGAGCAGGTTGAGCATCGTGTTCAAGCGCGCCGTCGGCGTCGCCGACATCATCGAGCCCGGCTTCGCATCGACGCGGTACGTCTCGCTCAAGTGCGATCCGAGAAGCGGGACCATTTCCTTGTGCCCGTAGGCGTTCTTGATCTCGACGATCTGGGGCTCGGTGTAGAAACGCTCGACGAACTCCTGAAACTGCTGACCGAGCCGTTGCATGCCCGCTTTGAGCGAACGCTGCGCGTCGCGGAACGAAACGCTCGACGCTTCTTGGTTCATGAGCGAGGTGTCGGTCGAGAGCTGCGCTTTCGGCGGGACCTTGCCTTGCGATTGCTGATTGAGCCCCGAGAGATCGTCGATCTGCTCGAGGTAGAACCGAATGAGGTTCATGATGTAGTTCGGCATCTCGGGCGCGGACTCGCGCTTGCCATACCGGAGCGTCATCATGTCCTCGCGCTGAATCGACGCGGGAGCGTTCGTGATGTCGTCGTTCTGGAGATTCGATCCCTCGGGGATGCGCCAAATGGAATTGCCCGAAAGGTTCGCCGTATCGAACACGATCGAGACGACGCGGAGCAACGCTTCGTAGGGATCTTCGATGAGGTCGATGTCCGAGAGCCCGTACATGCGCATCGGATCGGGGTGCGCTTCGATCTCGATGAACGGCATGTAGCCGAGCGGGTTGAGCATGTCGCCCTCTTCGGGCTTGAACGCGTCATCGACGATGATGAGCAACCGCCCATCGGGATAGAGCAGCTCGTCAACCTTGTGCTCGATCACGTCCCACGCATCCATCTCATCGAGGATGCGAATACCGCCGAAGTCTTGCAGCTCGCGCAGCCCATCGACAATCGACTGCGGCAACTCGTAGACGACGTTTCCCTCGGTGACGACGCGTCGCATCGGCTCCTCGGTCCCGTCGGCGTACTCGATCATTTTCGGCGTGCAGGCGGGCTCGCCGCTCGCCGTCATCATCGGCGTCTTGACCTTTACCGTCTTGTGCGGTCGCGTCCAAAACTCGCGGATGAGGATGCCGCTCGTTCCGCCCGCATCATCGGGCGGATTGGGCGAGCCTGCGTACGGCGGGTTGTTGACCGTCGCTCCGGTCGGCATCGTGAGCGTCGCGGGCGGAGCGAGGATGTTGCCGTTCTCGGTGTCGTTGGGATCGTAGTTCTTGTCGTACTTGTGCGTGAGCTGGCGCTCGAGATCGGGGAAGCGCGCAACGATCTTGCCGAAGCTCTCCCGATACTCGTACATGATCACTTCGGCGTCGTCGATGCTCGTCGCGTTGCGATCGACCCACACCTGGAGCCCCGGAACAACGGTGAGCTTTGGTGCGTTGCGTTTCTTCGCGAATGGGTCGGGCCGCAAGCTCATGTACGACTTCTTGAGCACGCGGCTGGAGAACACGGTGTTGCGAATCACGCGCTGCCAATTGTACTGCTCGTAGGCCTGGCGAAATGCGGCGGTGAGCACGTCGGCGGTGCGCTGGCCTTCGGGGCGCGTGGCCGAGTACGTGATCGTGGGCTCGGAGTCGGTGAGGATCGACGCCCACTTATCGGGCACCGTGAAGCACTTGTTGAGCCGCGTGCCGATCTTCCACGGCGGGCGGTTCTTCCAGAACGGCGTGCCGCCGCGCGCGAGGTTGAGCGCGCGGTTCATTTCGGTCGTGATGTCTTGACGTTCGCGTTTGAGAACGCCCGCGCTCTCGCGCGCCCACGTCACGATCGCATCTTCACCCGGGTTGTTGTCGTCGGTCTGGAGCACGGCAGGCGGCGGTGCGCCGCCCATCCAGCCGCCGGGATTGGGAGCGATGGGCGAGAGCGACGGGCCGAATACCGACATGGCCTAGAGCTGCCCGAGCTTGCGCGGAAGCATCTGTTTGTCGGCTTTGAAAAGCCGGGGGCGCACGCCGTCGATCCACTTCTTCTGCGACGCGGCGTATGCGGCGTCGCGCTCTTTCACAAAGCCCTTGTCCCAGAGCGCCATGCCCTTCGTGCGATGACGATACTCCGCGCGTCCGCCGCGCATTTGCGTGCCGCCGCGAACCGTGCCGTCGTGAACGACGCGCCCCTGCGCGTCGTACTTCGGCGCACCCTTGAGGACTTTGCCGTTGAGCACAACCGGATCGTTGCCGGGAATCGTGGGGTAGTACGTGTTGTAAAAATCATCCGACGGCGCGAACTGCAAGTGCTGGATGTGCTCTACGAAGTCTTGATCGGAAATGTGCGCACGCGCTCGGCCACAAGCGACGTGCGTGAGCTTGCCGTCGCGCATTTCCAACTTCGCTTGCAGGCAATCACAATGCGGCGAGCGAGCGCGCTCTTCAACCCACCACCCGAGAACCGTCGTGTTCGCGCGAATGGCTTCCGCCATGCCCGAGAAACGCGGCGTCTCGTAGACGGGTGTGAAGTGCTCCTCGATGTAGCGCGAGGCGACGCGCATGCGACTCTTCGGAACATCGCCGATGTTGCGCGCATCGACAAAGTACGGCGCGCGCAACATCGCGGGATCGACGGGATGGAAGTCGAGATCGCGCGCGACGTGGGGCGTCGCGATCGGCAACCCCGCGCGCTCCTTGTAGACATCCGCGGGCGAGAGCACTTCGCCGAGCGGACCGCGCGGATCGAGAAACGCCTTGACGCGGCGCAGCGACTCGATGAGGCTCATCGGACCACTTCCGTTCGGTCGCGCAGTTTTCCGATCATGCCCTTGCGCATGAACGCAACCTTGAGCTCGGTCTCCACGGCGGAGATGTGCTCGATGTTGTCGCCCTCGAGGTCAACGGTGATCGAGCCGTCCTTGTAGGCGCGGGTGATGATCGTCACGTCGGGGTGGAGGGGCGAGGTGTATTTGTCCTCGCGAATCGGCTGCTCGAGCGCGCCACCCTCCTGGTAGTGCATCATGAGAGATGCAGCCGCCGCGTTCCGTTGGGTGCGGCCGCCGCGGCCTTCGCTTCGGCTTCGAGATCGCGCTCTTCCCACGATCCGTCCTCGTTCATCTTCAAGTACATCCCGCTCGTTCCGAGACAGTCGACCTGGCTCACGAAGCGCATCGTGCGCCCCGACATCGTGAACTGGCGTCCCGAGTACCGCTCGACGAAGATCACTTCGCCCGGCTGGAAGAACATCGGAACGAGGGCCGGGTAGCGCATCACCGTCGACTCATCGCCCATCGAGGGCGTGGTGTAGCCGAGCGCGCTCATGCGGCGCTGCATCTGCTCTTGCTCGGTGAGCTTCGGGTCGGCCTTGTAGCCCTCGGGCACGACGACGATCGGATCGTGCTCTTCGAGTCGGTGGCCGTTCCCGATCGAGAAAACGACGCCGACGGCCCATCCCTTTTGCTCTTCGGACTGCTCGGGCAGGTAGATACCACCGACCTTTTCCTCGTCGACATCGAGCACTTCGATGAGGTAACGATCGCCGATCGGTCGGAGCCGACGCGGGTCGAGGTTGCGATAGCGAAAAACAAAGCGTTCCACAGGGGTCCCTCTCAGATCTGGGCCAAGGTCGGCCGATTGCGATTGGCCGCTCCCCCGGTAGTTGCTCGGAACAAACGCTCGAACTCCTCCTGCTGCTCGCGCTGGGGCTCCTCTTTTTTCTTGTGGAAGCCGCCGTACGGATCGTCGAAGAGGCACAAGCAAATGCAGAGCATGTCGAAGATGTCGTCTTTGCCGTGTGCGTGTTTGAGGCTCCCCGAGTCGCCGCGGCGGATGCCTTGAATCTGCTTGAGCGCCTCGCGATCGGGGATGATCATCTGGGGCATCGGCTTCTGCGAATCGGGGTCGCGCCAGCACAACGCCTCGATGAACTTCGCGTCCATGATCGGGCGCGTCTGCGCGTTCGTGTACCACCCCGGATACTTCGTCGGCTCGGGGCTGTCGATGTCGACGCGTTTGAACGAGTAGTAGTTGTGAAGCCCCATGCCGATGAGGCTGCGAATGAGCTGATAGCCCATCTGCACGGCCTCAACGCCCGTGTAGGGGTGATAGTACCATTGGTAGGCGAGGAACGCCTGACGGCGGAGAATGTGCTCGGGCACGCGTCCGGTGTAGATCGCGCAGAGCTTGCGATCGCGGTGACGCATGATGCCCATCGCCGTAGCGTCCGCTTCTTCGGACTCGTACGCGTTGTTCGTGTCGATCGCGAACGCGTACTTCTCGCCGCGCTCGGGCGGTGCGTAGATGCGCCACTCCTGTTGACGCGAGGCGAGCGAATGGCGAACGCCGATCGTACCCTTGTCGTCGGTGTCGAGCAGGCCGCGCGCGATCGGATCGCGCTGCTGGCGCATGAGCGCTTCGAGGCAATCGCGATCGAACGGCGTCTTGTCGAGCTCGATGAAGCCGCCCTCGATCGACATCGCGAACTCTTGATGAAAGGTCGCAAGCCGCATCTCGTCGGTCGGCATCTTGTACGAGTTCATCTTCGTGCGACGCCAGTAGAGCTTCTCGGGCGCGATGCCGTAACGGCCTTGGAGCTCGAGCTCTTCCTCGCCGCCGTACTTTTTGTTTTTGCCGATGTCCGAAACGAACTCTTTCCAGATCTTCGGCGGCGGCTTGCGGCGCTCGCCGCGCGGAAACTCGCGGCAACGAACGGCGTACTCTTCGTGCCAATCCCACCGCTCGAACGCAAGCAGCCACGCCGCGTCATCGCCGTAGAGGTTTTCAGGAACGCCGATCGCGCCGGAGAGAATCTCCTCGGCCGTGTAGGACCCGGGCGAGTCCTCTAGGCGTCGAATCCACTTCGGGTTCGCATCGTACGCCTCGCGAACGAGCGGCTCGTAGAAGTCATCGAACCCGTTGGGGGTCGTGTCGATGACGACGAGGCTGTTCTCGGAGTTCGGCATACCGGGCAGGATCGAAGTCGAGACGTGAAACTGCGCGTCGCTCGGCATGTGCGAATACTCGGAAATCGTGAGCATCTGCGGGGGAATACCGCGCATTGGGCTTGGCACCGTGATCTGCAACTCCGAACCGAGCCCAGGGTTGTCCATGCGCTCTTTCGGATTCGGGTTGTCGAAAACGAGGTGCTTGATGTTCTGGATGCGGCGCATCGCTTGAAGAAAGCGCGGCAGGTTCGTGAGCATCGCGCCGAGGCGCGTCGCCATGACCGCGGCTACGTCCTCGTCGGGGACCAAGAACATCGCGCGCTTGTTCGGGCTCGAGGTGGCCTGGTGCAGCGAGCGCGCGAGCATCCACGTCGACCACCCGACCTGACGTGACTTGAATCCGACGACGCGCTGCGGGAGCCCCGCGCGGCGCTGCGTCTCGATGCAGAGATCGAGGATCGCCTGTCCCGCGAACGGCCGCAGCAACACCGGACGTTGGTTCTTGTCGGGAATCCAGAAGTAGTTCGAGATCGAGAAGATGGGAGACTTGTGGTACATCTCGATCTCACTCATCTTCCAGACGTTCTCTTCATCGCGCCCGGGCAGACGATCACCGTAGAGCGACCGCAGGTAGGCTGCGGTCGTCATGAGTTCTTCTTTGGAATAGATGCTCGTCGACATCCTAGAAGCGCACGCCGATGATTGACGATCGGCGAATGGCCGTTTCGAGATCGTGGTGCAACGCGCGCAACTCTTCTTCGAGGTGGTCACTCTGGTGCGGATAGAGCGTGCGATGCACACGCGCCGTCATCGACTCTTTGCGGCCAACGCCGGTCATGTCGACCATGAGCAGCAAGTACGGTCGCCCCTGCGCAGTCTGTTGTTCGAGTGCTTGAAAATCAGCGAGCGGAGAGAGCGGTCCGATCGAGCGCCACAGTCGGTACGCATCGTTGATGAGCTCGTTCATGCTTCTTTGCCGAGCACCATGCGCAGATACGTTTCGTACGACGTTCCGCGATCGTGCTTGTCGCCGTCGAGATCCATCGCGAGCTTGAGCGCAACGAGGCTCACCTTCGGATCGGAATCGTAGGCATGACGGCGCAGGAGTCCGACGCGCGCCGCCTTGCCGATGCCGGAGGACTCGAGCATATCGCTCACGCTCAAGTTACTCTGCCCCGCCGCAACATCGGCGCGGTAGTCATCGAGATTCGCGAGCACCTCTTTGGGTTCGATGCCGTAGGTCTGCGCGAGCGCCGTGATCTCATCGCCGCCGCTTGCAATGAGCGCGCGAATGTAGATGTCGTAGTTGCGCCGACGGCGTTTCGTCTCCGCCGCCTGCTCTTCGGTGATCGCCGAGGGCTTCGATTTTGTCGGCCGCTTCTTCGTGCCGGGCGTGACGTTTTGGAGTGGACCCGCGAGGGGTTGCAACGGATCGTAGTAGTGCTCTTGCTGCTCGAGACCATCGGGATAGTGCAGCGTGGCGGAGCTCACCTCGGGCGGCATCTCGCCGAGGGAATCGGGGCGATCTCCGCCGTGCTGCCGTTTAGACACGAACGCCCAGATACGGCAAGAGCACCATGAATCCGATGAGCACGATGAGGATGTAGAGCACCCAGCGCGCGGGCGCGAACGGAGCGGGAATCGGAATCAGACCGACGAGCCATACGAGCGCGCCGAGAACGACGAGCACGATGATGAGGTGAACGAGGGCGTCGAGCATGAGTTACTCCACGATCGGAAGATTCGCGAGCTCCTCGGGGAGCGAGGGCTCGGGAGCGGGGCGGACCAGGCGGTTCTCGTTGACGTTCCCCTTCGCGTCCATCGAGAATCCCATCGCCGCCGCCCGGCGCTGAATCTCCTCGAGCTCGTTGACCGGCTTCGTGGACTCGGGCTGCTTCGCCGATCGCTTCTCGAAGTTGGCGAGCACCGAGCGAATCCGATCGTCCATGATGTTGTTGACCTGGTTGAGCGCTTGGATCGCCTGCGCGTTCGGGAGGATCGAGCGGTTGAGGTGGACGAGCGTTGCAGCCCATCCCCCAAGCGCCCCGAGCGCAACGATGAGCGCGATCGCAGCGAAGATGAGGTCGATCATCGCGGCGCCGAGATGTGCGTGAACGCGCTATAGAACCCGCGCGCGCCGTCGGGGGGTGTGAGCGCGGCGGCGAGCTCCGACCCGTTCTTGAAGTAGATCACGTCACCGACGCTCGCGCGCGGGGCGGAGAGGAACTTCATGCAGCCGCAGCCCGCGACGATGCACGGGATCTCGCGGTGCCAAACGGTCTGGTGATGAGCGGCTTCGTGGCCGCATGCGCAGGTCGTCATTGGGCCTCTCGGGCGGCGGCCTCATCACGGAGGGCGCGGGCAGCGGCAGCGTTGATCGACCGGCGCAGGAGCCCGTTGGTCGGCGGTCGACGCCAGGGCTCTATCGGTTGGAGGCCGAGCAGGTCCCACCCTTTCGAGCTCAGGATATACCGCGCCGATCCCGCCTTGCGCGCGAACCGCTCGACGTACCGCGCCGCGATGAGGTCGTTGAGACATTCGGCGGCGGCGGGGGAATCGCAGCGCAAACGCCGGACGAGCTCTTTGCGCGTCGGCCAGTACCCGACGACGCGCACGTGCTGCGCAAGACCCTTCGCGACGGTGATGCGATCGGCGCGACGAACGAGCGCAGGATAGAGGCACTTGTATGAGATCGACGGCTTCGCATCATCCATGCCCGCACTGCTCCGGCCCCCTACCGAAGCCGCAGTTCGTGCGCGTGCTCAAAACGTGCCCGATGTGCCGCGAGAACTTTCCACCGGGGGTCTCGATGAAGGGACCGCGGAGGCTACGATCGCGGGGGATCGGCGTCATCGTCTGCTCGCTCACGTGTGCGATTCGGTTCGAGCGGGAGATCGGCGGCGACATCTTGCTCCACGACTTCGCGCTCACGAACGCGCGTGCGGATCGTCGTTGTCGTGACTGTGCGACCGTCCTCGCGCCGCACGATCGTCTCGACCGTTGTCGGATGTGTCGACTCACCGTGAGCATCGAGAACCGCTTTCGGCGCGAGGCCAAACGAAGCGCGCAGTTCCGGGCGATACAAGACGCGCACCGCGTCTACGTGCGCCGCATGGGCGCCGCTCCGCTCGAGGAGATCATCGAGTAGGATCGGGCGCTCCTCGCCACATGCGCGTGAATCGCCCGTCGTCGTACGTTGTCCAGACCTGCTGCGTTGCGTGAGCGCGCGATTGGTTGACGCGATCGCGCTGGGCGCGCAGCGTATCCGCGAGCGTGCAACCGGCGCCGTCCCGGGTGACGATGCGTGCGGGCAGGAGCACCTGCGCTCCGAGCTCGTCGATCAACGTGCGAACACCGAGGCGAGTGCCGTGCCGAGGATCACAACGAGCGCGATACCCATGACGATCGCCGCGAGCATCCCGATCGTGCCCGCGCAGAGTATCGCGTAGCCCGCAAGACCGCGAGCGAAGTCTTTCATGGCCCAGAGATAACACACTTTGGGGCAAAAGAAAAGAGCCCCGGTCGTAGTCCCGAGGCCCCTTTCCTGGAGGTTTCCATCATGCGAATCGTCGTCGGCCGCACATTGTCGCTGGCGGTTGCTCGCAGTCTACCGCACGCACGCGACGCGCGTCAAGCCTGGATGACGGTTCCGGTACTCGAGGGTGTGCCGACGCTCTGGGCGGGGTGAGGTCCCGTCCAGGTGCAGTTCGGATCGGGGCATGGCGTCGTCTCGGTGATCAGGTCCCACGCATGTCCGTTTGAGCAGGTCATCGGCACGGTGTAGGTGTTCGGATCGTGAACGTGCAGCGTGTCGGCGGGATCCCAGAACACCGGGATCGAGAGCAACGTTTTGACCTCGACGCCTTGGGTGACGGTGTGCGACGCGCCGACCGCGGTGCAGTTCGGGCACCTCACGTGCGCGCTTCCCGTGAAACATTCCGACGCGCGGCCGAACGGGCCGCGCGTTCGTCGAGCGGCGCGCCGTCCGGTTCCGCGCGCTCGGGGTGCCCGGGTGGTCCGAGCGGGCCGTTCTGCCACGACACCCAGGCCGCGCTCGAGCCGCCATCTCCGCTTGCATCGGTGCCGACGCGGATCGTCGAGAACCCGCCCGCGGGGGTGGGACCCTCGGGCGTGTCGATGAGCCGATGCGTGCTCTGGAAGGCTTGGATCACGCGAGCTCCGTCGCGTCGTTGCTGCTGTAGTACGGCTCGGGCGATGGGGTGAGTTCTGATGCGCGGTTGATCGTCGCGTCGGGCACATCGCCCGTAATCACGGCGTCGGGATCGGCACCCGAGGAAGCGTCGCCCGGTTCCGCATGCCAGGCCGAGACGGAGAAACTCGACCCGTTGTGCCACCCGTGCTCTTGCCCGGGCATGATCGTGTGCCCCGATGCGTGGCAGGCGAAGTACGCGGCGTTCGGCCACCGATCGGCGTAGGTCAGGATGTCGTTCTTGACGCGGCGCAGATCGCACTCAAGACGGCGCGCCCCCTCGCGCACATCGGCCGTGAGCAGGATACCGGGCGGTGCCTCGGGGGGCGTCGTGAAGTGCTGCAGCGCGTCGACCTCCTCGAGCGCCCGGGCGAAGGCATCGCGGGGGTTTTGGGGACCGAGAACGACCACGACATGCGGGAACCTCAGGCGGGAGTGCTTGCGCGGGATGGTGCGCGCTCGACCGTACCACAGGTCCGGGGCAGCAAGCAAGATACCCAGCGTGAACCACGCCCGCCGCCCCGTGCTGTCCAATTAGGAACCAGGAACTCATTCTGTTCCTTATTTTGGTTCCTATTTTCTATTTTGTATTTTTTCGTGTGGTATGCGGGTGTGGGTGGGCGCAGTTTACGCGCAGCCCCGATCCCGGGCCCGGGCCCCGGGGGGTATCCACCCTTGCGCGCGCACGCGGTTCCTAATCGCGCGCCTGCACACGCGCACCCGCGTGGTTCCTATTTGTGCCGGTTCTGGTGCTCGGTTCCTATGCATTGTGGGCGGGGTGTGCGTTGACGTGAGAATGGGCGCTTGTGCCACGGCGTCCCGCTCCAAACGAGGCCAAACGAGCAAGCATCCGGGAGCATACAGCAAGAATCGCCCAGGATCGAGCCAGCTCGATCGTGCAGTTCTCCCCTGGTTGCCCTGCTATCGCATCGCGAGAGTCGCTTTCACCTGGTGAAAATTGAGGGCATCTTTTTGTGGGTTTTGCTATCGGCTATCCACGCTCTCACGCTCTCACGTGCGCGCGCATGAACTGCTTTCCGCTATCGGCTATCCACGCTAATAACGCCCGACGATCGGGCTCCCAGCTATCGGCTATCCACGCTAGCAAAACCCGATTTTTTCGATTGGTTCCAGGTTCCTATTGCACTCGAACGGTTGGGTGTGCTATGATCTCGCCGTGCGCACATCGCGCATCGGACGAACCGCCGCTCCGGTTCCTATCGAGGTTCCTACATGCCGTTCAAACTTGATTCCGCCCGTTGGGCCGAGATCGAATCGCTGCCCCTGCCGACCGGCGTCGGCGATACCGAGAGCGGGCTCTGCGCCGTCGCGCGCATCGTGTACGCCTGCACCGGCAACGTCTCGGATGCAGCCGCCGCCGATTGCATCGCGCCCACCGTGCGTAGCTATCTCATCACGCTCAACGATGCGCTACCGCCCGAACTGCGCGCGCGCCTCGGATCGCTCGCGCTCGCCGAACGCGTGCTCGCCGCCGATACCTCGCTTGAAAGCGAACGACGCCGCGCGTTCATGTGCGCGGATGCTGCGGTGCGCACGTTCGCGGTCGTCGCGCTGCGATCGGCCAAGCTCGACGCCGAAGCGGACAAACTGGCGAGCCTCCCTCCGATCGTTGACGAACAATCCGCCGCCGACGCCGCCTACGCCGCCGACGCCGCCGACGCCGCCTACGCCGCCGACGCCGCCGACGCCGCCTACGCCGCCTACGCCGCCGCCGACGCCGCCGCCTACGCCAACGCCGCCGACGCCGCCGCCGCCCGCGCCGCCGCCAACGCCGCCGCCAACACCGCCTACGCCGCCTACGCCGCCGACGCCGCCGCCGACGCCGCCCGCGCCGCCCGCGCCGCCCGCGCCGACGCCGCCGCCCGCGCCTACGCCGCCTACGCCGCCGACGCCGCCGACGCCGACGCCGCCGACGCCGCCCGCGCCGCCGCCAACGCCGCCGCCAACACCGCCTACGCCGCCCGCGCCGACGCCGCCCGCGCCGCCGAAGGCTCTCATGAGCGCGCGCTCCTAGCATGGGCACCTGCGTTCGCGCTGCTCGACGCGTTGCTCGCATGATCGGCGCGCGCTCCTCGCAGGCGCCGCTCACGTGAGGCGCCTTTTTGGTCTCGGTCTCGCAGCCGGTCTCCCGACCGGCTTTCCCCTCGCGCTCGCACTCAGCGATGGATCCCCGTGGGCGCCGTTCGTCCTCGCCTGCGTGTTCGGCGCGCTCGCTCTCGCCGCACTCGCCTGCCTCACATCCCCAGAAACGCGCGTCCCGGGGCCAGGAACGCGCGGTAGGAGCTCTCGCCGATGAATCTACCGTCCTGGCTACGCGACCCCGCTGCGCCGACGCTCTCGCTCACGCAAGAGCAACGTCGCGCTTTCTCGCGCCCGCCGATCGCTTGGCACGAACATCCCGCGTGGACGATCTTTGCCCACCGCCATCCCGAGTTCGCCCGCGTCTCGCCTCCCCGGCCGATCACGCCTCGACGTATCGTTCGAGCGATGCGTTCGCGCCTCGTTTTCGCCTCGATTGCGGAACCAAAAGACTAGGGTGGTTCCCAGGGGTTATATAAGGGGTTGGGAACGGGCGGAACCACCTCTCAAAAACCACTCACCAGACCCACTAGGACCAATTCTTACCTGCTCTAGGGGCGTTCCTCACACCCCGTTCCCGGGCGCTCTCAAAAAATGAGGTCGGGAACGGGGTGTTCCCGCTCTTATTTCTCGAAGGGAACCGGCATCATGGCAACCGAACTGACCCCCCAAGAGGCTTTGCTTTGCCCGCAGTGCGGGCATCACGTCGCCTCGATCGCAATCGCCCGCCGCAAGCGCGAACCGCGCCCGGCAACGCCCGCCGACGATCCGCGCCGCGCGCGCGTCGCCGAGCTCCTCGCCGCCGATCCCAACATGCCCGCAAGCGCCATTTGCACGGCCGTAGGCGGGCGCAAGAGCGCCGTGCTCAAGATCGTGCGCGAACTGCGCGTCGAGCCGCCTGCGCCCCCGCGCGAGCCCGAAACGATCGTTTTCGAGGATGTCGCCTGGCCCGATGGGTTCGAATGGGCGTTCGCGGCGGGCGCCGCAGACGGCGTGCCCGGGTGAGTCTCAACGATCCCGCGCGCGCCGATCGCTGCGCGCTTCCCCTACGCGTCCCGTTCTGGAGCAAGGGGCACGCGCGCAGCCGTCGGAGCGTGTGCCGGGGGAGCAGCGCGTACCTCTGCGATCTGTGCTCGCGCCCCGTTTGCGGAACGCACTCGCGCTCAGTCGCGCCGAACCACCGAACGGCGTGCGACGACTGCATCGACGAGCTCATGCGCGAACGGTTCCGACAGGCCGGAACGGGGGGTTCCGACTTGGGGGAACCGGGTAGGAATAGGCCATAACGTCAAAGGTTTGCGCCGATCGGGCTAGGGCTTGACGGCCGCGGCCCGAGTCGCTATTCTGGGTCCCTGGGACGACTAACGCGAAGTCGCGAGCGCGTGAGCCGCCCGGCAGTTGTGGACGCAACCGGCGTCCTTACCACAACGGGATTCCGGCAGCGTCATCGACGGTCGTCCCTGCGAAATTGGGAGCTCCTCGAGCCACGCTTTCGGCTCGAGGAGTTTTTCTTTGGTGGCGGATCCGCTCACATCAAACCCCCGTTTGGAAGCGGCACTCGCGTACGCCGCGAGCGGGTTTGCTATTTTCCCGACCCACGACGTTCTCGGCGGCGCGTGCTCCTGCGGTCAGGTGTGCCCGAGCCCCGGCAAGCACCCGCGCACGCGCAACGGGTTCAAAGACTCGACGACGGACACGGGCACGATCGCGTCGTGGTGGCGCACGTGGCCGAGCGCGAACGTCGCGATCGACTGCGGGAAGAGCGGCATCGTCGTTGTCGATGTCGACGTGAAGAAGAGCGCCAACGGCAAGACATCGCTCGAATGGCTGCGCCAAAACGATCCGGCCGCGTTCGATAGCACCTTGCTCATCGCGACGCCCTCGGGCGGTTATCACTACGTGTTCCGCGGCGCGATCAAGAGCGGACAGGGCACGCTCGGTGAGGGCGTCGATGTCCGCTCGATCGACGGCTACGTGCTCGCCCCGCCCTCGATCGCCTTCGGCGCATACGACGAGAACCGACTTCCGGTTTCGGGCTCGCAGCGACCCTACGAGGTCATCCGACCCGCCCCGATCGTCCCGTTTCCGCAGCACCTTGCGCCGCGCGCGCGTCCCGACACGATCGAGTTCGGATCGCGCGAGTTCGCCGGTCCCGAACGCGACGGCATCCCCTACGGCGAGCATCGCCAATCGCTGCTTTGGTTCGGATGGCATTTGCGATCGGTGCAAGGGCTTTCGGTCGAGGCGGGCCTTCCGATCATGCGCGCGTATCTCGCGGCGCTCGACGACTACAATCCCGCAAACCCGTTCTCCGATCGCGATCTGCGTGGCATGCTCGCGAACGTCAAACCGAACATCGCCGCAGCTCCGCCGCCGGGTCCAGTTACGCTCTTCGATGCGATCGAGTCAGCGCACACGGTGATCGCGAACGCACCGCAGCCGCGGCAAGCGATCATCTCGGGGCTCATGATCCAAGGCGAGCTCCACGTCATTTATGGGACTGACGGAGTGGGCAAGACGACCATCGCTGCCTACGAAGTTGCGCTCGTCACGCGGCAGGGCCGCGACGTACTCGCGTTTGTAAGCGAAGATCAACCACGCGACTTCGCGATCAAAGTATGGCACTCCGGCGGCGACATATCGCGGCTGCACCTCTACAACGCGGGCCGATCGCTGCGCGAGTTCCTCTTGCCGAAGTGCAAAGTCGACCTCGAGCAGATGCTCGCCGCACGACCCTACGGGTGCGTCTACTTCGATTCGATCGGCGATATGAAGTCGACCGACATTCGCACGAACGCTGCCGACGAGGCGCGGCAGATGTACGGCCCGCTCTCATCACTCGCGCAGCAGTACAACACCGCGATCGTCGTCACCGCGCACACAAACGCGCGCGACGTGCTCGAGGGAGCGCGTCAGATTCGCGCCAAGGCGCGCGTCGTTGCGCGCGTCGAGCGTCCCAAACAAGAAGTCGAAATGACCGACGACACGATCTCGTTTGGCGGCAGCGAACACGATCCGATGTGGTGCGCGCACGTCACAACCGAGAAGTTTTCACGCGGCGTGCCGGGGATGCGGCACGCCTTCTTTTTCGAGTCGCGCCCCTCGATGGATCCTTACACCGGCAAAGCCGATGTCGAGTTTGATCCGAACGGCGTCGCGCAGCCGAAGATGCTCTACGTCGCGACTTGGCACGAACAAATGGAGCCGGTCTCGACCGGAAAGCTCCCGTCGAGCGCGCCCGTGCGCACGGACATCGAGGCGAAGATCGCCGATATGCTGCGCGCGAACCCCGCCCTCTCCGCCTCGCAAATCTACGCGCAGATCGGGGGGCGCAAGACCGACGTGCTCTCGATCGTCAAGAAGCTCAAGGCGACGTAGCATGGGCGTTATTTTGCCGATGGACGCGGGCGCGCGTTTTCCGTTTGAGGATCGACCGCCGGTAGCCCAGACGCCCTCTGTCTCTGAGCACGAAACATCGTTCGCGCCATATCATTCGCAAGACGCAACCAACAGCTACGATACGCATTTCCTGCGCCAGCTCAATTCCGGTCTCGCAAACGTAGCCGTTACCCCCACCAGCCAAGACGGGCACGACTACGCGGGATTCATCGCGTACGCGTTCGGCCAAGAGAACCTCGTTCGCGAGCTCGGTTTCCGTGCGCCGACGCAGGCCGATGTACTTGTCGCGCTTCGCGAAGCCCGTCCGTTCGCGACTCCAAGCACCTATCCGATTGACCCTGACCGGCTAATTTTTGGCGCGCGCTGCGTGACAACGGTGGCCTTCGGGTTCATCCTATGGCATTTCTTGATCCCGATGCTGCATGTTGTCCGCTGATCGTCCCTACCAAGCCGCCTACAACCAGAGCGATTGGGCCTTTGCACGCGGCTGCTACCTTGCGTGGGACCCGCGCACGGGCAAGTCTCGCGGTGAGGTCGGCGCGATCGTGCGACGACAGAACGAGATGGCCGTGAAGCGCACGCTCATCGTCGGCCCGCAGAAGCCGCTCTTGCTCGCGTGGGCGGACGAGCTTGCCGCGGCGGGGCTCACGCACGTGCAGCTCGCCTCGGGTGAACTCGTCGACCGTGCAGCGACGATCCGCGCGCTACGCAAGCGCGACGATCCCCTTGTGGTGACGATCAACTTCGATGTGATCGACGATCACTTCGAGCCGATTCCCCACAACATCGCGATCGTAGGCGAAGAGTACCAATTCGGGGCGTTCATCTTCCGCGGCGTTCCCTACGAGACGCTCGAGGCTGCGAAGATCGCACGCGAGATGAGCTCGGCGAAGCGCATCTCCGACTTGCTCCTCGCCTGGGGTCCCGAGGCGATCGTGATCGACGAGGCGCACCTCATCTCTTCGGCAAGCGCGACGCGATCGCGCGCGCTCCGGCGCTTGGCTCGCGGCGCGAAGTGCGTGCGGTTGCTCTCCGGTACGCCCGATCCGCAGCGCGCGCCGAGCTACTACGCGCAGTATGTCGTGCTCGACCCGCGCATCTTCGGGACGAGCAAGAACGCTTTTCTCGAGCGGTACTTCAAGATCAACCCGTTCGTTCACAGCCGCGTTGAGGGGATGAAGCCCGAGAACGAGACCGAGTTCTGGGCGAAGGTGTTCTCCGTCATGCACCGCGTCAAGGCCGAGGACTACTTCGGCCCGCAGATTCCGAACGAGGTCACGCGCGATCTCCCCTGGCCCGAGCGCGCGGGCAAGCTCTACGCCGACCTCGCGCGCGACTCGGTGATCGCCGAGGACGATCTTGCCGTGGACGGTACGCACCGCCTCACGAAGATGCTACGCGCCTCGCAGCTCTGTGCCGGGTTCCTCGAGGACGAGGTGAGCGGCGAGGTACGCTGGATCCACGACGCCAAAACGGAGGCGATCCTCGCCGACCTCTCCGAGCCGCTCGCGATGGGGCAACGCGTGGTGATCTCCTACACGTTCACGCAGGCCGGAGAACGGCTCCTCGCCGCGGTGCGCCGCGCGTACGGCAAGGCGTCGTGCGAGATCGTCAACGGCAACACGCCCGAGAATCGCGCGCTCGAGCTCCTGCGCCTCTTCGACGTGCGCGCGACGGACGAGACGCCCGTGCGAGTGCTCATCGTTCAGGAACAGGCGGGAGGCACCGGCATCTCTCTTGCTCGCGCCCGTCATCTTTTTTTTCATTCGTGGTCGATGGATTCAGCGACGCACGACCAGATGCGCGCGCGAATCAAAGACCCCGCGCTCACTTCAAACTACACGTACTACCAGATGCGCGATAGTCACGACGGCTACGCGCGCGCGATCGTGCGTGACAAACTCGACGCATCCGTGATGGCAGCGCGCAAAGACGCGCTCTATGCCGCGATGCGCGGAACCCCCCTTACCGAGAGAGGACCCCTTCATCATGGCTAATCCCAACCTCACGTTCAACGAGCAACTCGCCAAGGATTTCGCCGAAGCGATCGACGGCAACAACCAGGTCAACGTCTACATCCCCGGCGCAACGCTCATCGGAGCGCCGATCGAGATCGACGACTACAAGCTCGTCATCGGCATTTCGGGCGGCATGCGCGGCGGCGTGACGCGTCACGTGATCGACATCGAAGCGGTCAACGCATACACGATCAACGCCCAATGAACGAAGCCGATGCCGCATGCACCGCATGCGATCTTTGGCGGACGGCAAACCGGCAGCTCTTCATCGGCTCGGGGCCAACCGACGCGCAAATCATGCTCGTGGGCGAGGCTCCCGGGCGCGAGGAGGATGCCTCCGGTATCCCGTTCGTCGGCGAGTCGGGTCAACTACTCGACAAGATGCTCAGTCTCATCGACCTCCCGCGCGATACCGTGTACGTGACGAACGCGGTCAAGTGCCGTCCGCCCAAGAACCGCAAGCCGACGGGTAAAGAGATCAACGCCTGTCGGCCGCACCTCATCGTCGAGCTCCAGAACGTGAAGCCCGAGCTCGTCATCGCGCTCGGAAACGAACCGCTCAAGAGCCTCACCGGCAAGAGCGGCATCACGGCGTTCCGCGGTCAGGCGCAAGAGCTCCACAAGTCGATCGCGCTCGAACCGCGCCCGATCGTCATGCCGACGTTCCATCCGGCCTACGCGCTGCGCGAGCCGGTGCATGAGAACGAGATCATGCAGGACATCACGACGGCGAAGCGCCCGCTCGCGGGGGGCTTTGAGAGCACCGTGATCGAGTGGCTCCTGTTCGACTCCGCCGAGTGCGTCGTGCCGAAGAACCTCGGCATTTGGGCCGTCGACATCGAGACGAACGCGCGCGACCTCACCGATCCTGAGCTCGCCGTTCGCTTCTTCGGCATCGACGACGGCGAGTGCGTGTACGTCGTCATGCCCCACCAATTCCAAGCCGCGTTCGAGATGATGGCGGCGCATCAAAACTTCGTCGGGCACAACGCGATCTCGTTTGATCGCGCGGTGCTGCTCGAGCGGCACGCGATCGAGTTCTCGTTCCATGACACGCAGCTCCTCGCGCATCTGGTCGACGAGGAGCAGCCGCTCAAGCTCCAGGACCTTGTGGTAAAGTACCTCGGCGTCGCTCCTTGGAAGGACGACTTCGACGTTCACTTTTGGCGCCGCGGCCCCGAGAACAAGGACGAGTGGCAGGCGGCGTTCGAGTACCTCGCGCGCGATTGCCGCTACACCCGCCTGCTCTTCCCGGTGCTCTGGGAGCTCGCGACGCCAGCCGAGCAGCGGCTCTACCTCGAGCACAACCTCCCGTGTGCGCGCGCTCTCTCGAAGATCGAGCGCAACGGCATGTTCATTTCGATCCCGAACATCGACAAGGCGATCAACGAAACGGAGCTCGAGCAGCGTGTCACGCTCCTCATGCTCAAGCAGCTCGCGGGGCCGGAGTTCAATCCGGCATCGCACCCGCAGGTGCGCGAGCTGCTCTTCTCCGATCTCATGCTGCCCGTGCAGGGCAAGACCAAAGCCGAGGCTGCGTCGACCGACGAGGAGGCGCTCAAGAAGATTCGGGCGCTCGGCCTCGGCGGCAACGTCATCCCCTCGCTGCTTGAGTACCGCGAGAACTCGAAGCTCCTTGGCACGTACCTTCGGCCGTGGCGCGAGCGCGCGACGAGGGGCTACGAGGACAAGAAGGGGATCTTCCACCCCAACTTCACGCCTCCGTACATCTTCCCGCGCTACTCGTTCACCGCCACCGTCACCGGCCGAACGTCGTCGTTCGACCCCAACGCCCAGAACGTGCCGCGAGATCCACGCGTGCGCTCGATGGTCGCCGCCCCACCCGGATACGTGCTCATGGAAGCGGACGCATCGCAGCTCGAGCTTCGCATGGCGGCCGAGCTCATGGGGCCGGGCACGGCACTCTTCAACGAGTACCTCAAGCCGAACCCCGACGTTCACATGACGATGGCGATGCGCCTCACCGGCAAGAACGATCCCTCGATGGTGAGCAAAGAAGAGCGCTCGCGCGCGAAGCCGCCAAACTTCGCGTATCTCTACTATGCCGATTGGCAGACCTACCAACGTATCGCGCTCACCGACTACGATCTCGTTGTGAGCAAAGCCGAAGCGCGTTTCGCGCAGGATGCGTTCATGCTTTGGCAACCGCAGGGGTGGTGGGACCGCACCGAAGAGGAGCTCAAGGCGACGGGCAAGGTCACGTCCATCTTCGGGCGCTCACGCCGCCTGCCGAACATTCGATCGCGCGACACGTACGCGCGGCTCGAAGCGAAGCGTCAAGGGATCAACTTTTCCGACCAGAGCGCGTCGGCCGATCTCGTCATGCTCTGGGTGCAGACGACGATCAACCGCGGCTTCCACGTTTGCGGGTTCATCCACGACGCGATGCACCTGCTCGTCCCCGACGACGACGCGGCGATCGCGAACACCGCGGCGTGGCTTCGCTACGATTTTGCCGTAACGGTGCCCCAACTCGTCGAGTCGATGTTCGGGTATCGCTTCCGCCTGCCACTCGTTGCCGACGTGAAAGCCGGGCGTCATTGGGGCGACGAGTCGCGCTCGCCGGTTCCCTACTAGTCATATACCGGAAGTGATATACCAGAAGTTCTTCGGCTCATCGCGCGTGGCGGGGCACTATCACGTGACGCCGCGCGGCCGATGGATCGGCGTTGCCGGTCGTGGCCCGTGCCGTCGGCGTGGTGCATGCGGCGCGCGCGGACATTTCCCAACCAACTATCGCTTGACTTAGAGGGTGAAAATGGGGTACAAATGGGTCCTATGAGTGATGTAGTGGAACCCGTCGCTCTCGCGGAAGCCGTCACCGAGGGACTCGCGCCCCACGTTGAAGCGCCCGAGATCATCCCGACGAGCATGAGTGCGCTCGGCACGTTCCAACGGTGCCGTCGGCAGTTCATGTACCAGGAGGTCCGCGGCTGGATGCCGCGCACGGCGTCGCGCGCGATGGTGATCGGCACGGCGTATCACGCGGCGCTCGCCGCGGGCTACCGCGCCGTGCAACAGTACGACGCGTGGTATCGGGGCGATGCCCAGAACGGCACGTGGAGTGCCGACGATCGCGCCGCGGCGTTCATGGAGCACGCACTCAAAGAAGTGCGCAGCGTCGATGTTGACCGCGACGGCAAGAAGCTCGGGCTCACCGACGACGATCGCGATCTGCTCGAGGACATGGTGAAGTATTGGTTCGAGCAGATGGGCCGTCTCGATCTCGACAACATCGACGATGTGATCGCGGTCGAAGAGCCCGTCTACATCCAGATCGGCGCCTACCTCATTCGCAACACGCTCGATCTCGTCGTGAAGTACCGTGATCAAGATCAACCGGCGATCGAGGACCACAAGACGGGCGATCCCGACAACACGAAAGAGTTCCTCGGGCTCGACTTCCAGACGCGCTCCTACTACGTCGCGGCGCGCGGGCGTTGGGGCAAGGTGCTCCAATTCCAGCATACGTTCGTCGAGCGCGACGTGCCGCCGGGGTTCGGGCATCGTCCGCTCACGACCGACACCGGCAAGACCCGTAGCCCCGCGGTGCTCGCCTCGATGCAGAAGCCCGAGAAGTACGTGCAGCGCACGTGGACGACGCTCAACGATGAATCGCTCGATGCGTTCACAGGCGAGCTCGTCGACTTGGTGCTCGAGATCGACCATGCGAAGGCGACGAATCGCTGGACGCGCACACCGATCAAAGTCGGTCCGTTCGCGTGCGCCCATTGTCCGTACTTCGCGCCCTGTCAAGCGGAGCTTGCGGGCAAGGAAGTCGGCGAGGGCGCCGCGGCCATGATGTATATTCTCAAGTCCTCGCCCGAGTGGGCCGACATCGAGAGCGGCAAGACCGCATTGGAGATCAAGTGATGCAGGCTGCAACGCTAGCGTATCTCAACAACGAGATCGACGCCGCGCGCGCAAAGTTTCCCGAGCCGACAGGGCTCACGGCCGCGCTCTTCGAGGAGTTCGGTGAGTGATCATCTGTCATATCGACTGCGACGTGAGCGGCTCGACCTCGATCGCGCACCTCGTTCGCTCGGGCCACGTGCTCACGTTTCGCTGCCCGACGTTCAAGGACGCCGAGGGCGTCATGTGGGGTTTGCACCGCGGCGCGATCAAGGCCGATCTCGTTGTGCTCGACACGCTCACCGCGCTTGCGGGCGTCGCGCGTCAGGATCTCGTCATGGAGCCCTCGCAGACCAAGCAGTTCCCGATTTGGGACAACCGTGAAAAGCTCGTCGCCGATCGGCAGCACTACTACAAAACGGCCGACGTGATCAACCGCCTCCTGCGTCCGCTGCGCGAGTTGCCGATGCCGAGCGTGTTCATCGCGCATGAGCGATCGACGCGCGGGATGGAGAGCCGGGTCGATCCGCTTTCGGGCACCGACAAGTTCATCCCGAACCTCCAGCGCGAGATCAACGACAACATTTTCTCTTTCGCCGACGGGATCGTTCGTTTGTTTCCTTCGTCGACACCGTTCGAGTGGCAGGGCGCGCACGTGCCGACCGGCACGCGCATCCTGCTCCTCTCCGCCACGTCCGACTCGGCTGCGGGCGTGCGCGTACCGGCGGACAAACCGCCAGCCCCGCCGATCATGGTCGTTCCCGAAAACGACCCGTACTCGTTCGTCCGGTTCATCGAAGCCGTCGGCGGCGAGATTCCTCACAACCTCGTTGTGTACGGCCCCCCCAAGATCGGCAAGACCACTTGGGTCGCTGGCGCGGCGTATCTCACAGGAGTCGAACGCTAATCATGTCGCAGCAACTCTCGCCCGACGGGCGCTTTTCGTGGGACGGAACCCAATGGGTGCCGGTCGCCGCGGCTCCCCCGCCACCCCCACCGCCGCCTGCGGCGTACGCCCCGCCCGCACCCCCCGCCTACGTCGCACCGGTTCCTCCCGCTGCCCCCGCGTATGCGCCGCCGCCGGGCTATCCCTCGGCTCCGCCTGGAGTCCCGACGGGAGCGTACGGTGCGCAAGCGCCCGCGTATGCGCCGCCCGCCGCACCCGGCTACGGAGCCGCGTCCAGCGACGTGTCGTTCGGCGAGGTCGCCTGGAATAGCGGCATCCCGCTCGGCACCGGCTACATCATCCGCATCGACGACATCGAGGCGGGCAAGTCGCAGGCCGCCAACGACAAGCTCGTTTTCACGGGGCAGACGCTCCAACCGAACGGGCACATCGCCGCGGCCTTCAAGGCCGTCTGGTCCTACACGCTCACCGAGAAGGCCATCGGCAAGCTCGGCCGCGATATGGTCGCGCTCGGCCTCGGGGCAAAGCGGTATCCGCGCGACGTGAACGCGCTCGCGCAGGCGCTTCTCGCCGATCTGCGCGGCATGGTCGTGATCGTCGATTCGGTCGAGTCCAAGAGCGGGGATCTGCCCAACACGAACGTCGTCGGCAAGTACACGGGATCGCCCTCACCGGCTCCCGCGGCTGCGCCCTCGCCGTTCCCGCCGCAAGCCCCCGCTCCGGTTGCGTCTGCGGCCCCCGCGTACGCGGCGCAACCGATGCCTCCGGTGTCTTTCCCCCCGGCACCGCCTCCGGGCGCTCCTGGGGCTCCGAGCGGCCTTCTTCCGCCGCCCCCGGCCCCGAGCGTCTAGGCGATGACCAAGCCGTTGAGCGCCAAGGAGCGCGCCGAACGGCGCCTCTCGGGCGCTCTTCGGCCGTCGGTCGCACATCGAGTTATTCGCGAGCGCGATCTCGCGGGGGAGCTTGTGCTCTACCCCGAGCGCGTTCCGGTGCAGGTCGTCGGTCGAGTCGGCGCGCGTGTGCGCGTTCGACTTCTCGGCGGCGATGAGTTCAACGTTCGCGTCGAGACGTTAGGAATCGCGTGAGCATGAAAACACACATCGTCAATTTCTGGGTGCAGCGTATTGATCGCGCGGCCTATCGCGCGTGGGCGAAGGACCTGGCGATGACGCCCGAGCAGCAGCGCGCGTTTGCGTCTGCTTCTTCCCGCGTTCGCCGCGCAGCGCGCGAGTTAGCTGCGGCCAAAAAAGAACAGATCAAAATTGCGCAGCAATTCCCTACCACGCAGATCCGATGATGGCACTTCACGAACAGAGCGTCGGAGCAACCGACGAGTGGTACACGCCCGCGCATGTCTTTGCGGCTCTCGATTGCGTGTTCGACGTAGACGTTGCCGCAGCGCGCTACCTCGATCGACGGATGGGGAATGTTCCCGCGCGCGCTCACATCTTCGAGGAAAGTCTTGTGCGCGATTGGGGCGGTGCTTTCGTTTGGATGAACCCGCCGTTCGGCGGGCGCAACGGGCTCGTTCCGTGGCGCGAGAAGTTCTTCGTGAACGGCAACGGTATCGCGCTCGTTCCCGATCGCACGTCGGCGCCGTGGTTTCAGCAATTCGCACCGCGCGCAGATCTCATGCTCTTCGTAACGCCCAAGCTCCAATTTATCAACGTTCACGGCAAACCGGGCAGATCGCCCGCGCAGGGTACGTGCCTCCTCGCCAAGAGAGAGAGAGGCGTTTCCGCTCTGCGCCGAGCTGCGCGCAGCGGCTTGGTTTTTTTCGCCCGACCGGAGTCGGCGACGTGAATGAGCGCGATCAGCTCAAAGCCGCGGTCGACCGCTATCTCAAGACGCTGCGACCGCACGTCTTTTCGGAAAAGCGTTGGGGGGGCGGGGTGTACGGGCGCGAGGGCGTCTCCGACTACACCGGCTGCGCGTGGGGCCACTACTTCGCGATCGAGATCAAACACCCGATCACGCGCCCGGCCGCGACCAAGGCGCAACAGATTTTCCACGGGCACGTGCGCGCGGCGCGCGGCAACGTGCTCGTCGCCTACTCCGTCGCCGATGTCGCGGAGTTCATGGCGCTCCTCTGCCCGCAGCAAGAAAGAACGCCCGTGAACGATTCGGATAAACTTCTCAGCCTCAAAGAAATGGCCGCGCTCTTGGGGATTCATCCCGAGACGTTGCGCAAAGCGCACATCCGGGGCGAGGTGCGTGCCTACAAGATCAAGCCCCACGTGCTTCGCTTCGACCCCGCCGAAGTGCGCGCCGATCTCCGCATTAAGAAAGAATCGAAATGAGCTGGACATTTGACGGAAGCGTATCGTGCTTGCCTAACGGAGCGGTCATCGAATGGCCAACGAGCAACCCACCGCGTATCCGCTTGCGTGGCCGCGCGGCAAGAATCGGACGCCTCACAACGCTCGCTCGTTCACCCGCGTGTTCACGACGGCGAAGGATCGCGGTTTTAGCGCGTCGTCGGACGGTTACACGACGTATCGTGGCGCGCAGGCGATCACCGTCGCCGGGGCGCTGGCGCGGCTCACCCGCGAGCTCGATCTGCTCGAAGCGAAGAACGTCGTGATCTCCTCGAACCTAGAGCTGCGGCGTGACGGCCTACCACGTAGCGATCGGCGCATGCCTGAGGATCCGGGCGTCGCCGTCTACTTCCGCGTCGAGGGCGATCCGGTTGCGCTCGCGTGCGATCGGTTCAACGATGTCGCGCAAAACATCGCTGCCATCGCCGCGCACGTCAACGCCTCGCGGGCGATCGAGCGGCACGGAGTCGGATCGCTGCGCGAGATTTTCCGCGGGTACGTCGCGCTTCCGGGCGCAACCGCGCCGCAGGATTGGCGCAAAGTGCTCAACGAGCCGCAATCGCTCGACCAAGCCGAGCGCGCGTATCGTCACCTCGCGAAGATTCGCCGCCCCGATCACGGCGGATCGGAGGCCGCGATGGCCGCACTCAACGCCGCGATCTCACTTGCACGCACGGTGCTTAAGTGAAGCAAGAGCGCGTGTGCCCCCTTGACGACATTATCGCAGCACACCCGACTTGGAAGTACGGGGACGAAGTGATGATACCGAACGCAGCGGAAATTTTCAGTTCGCGTGAGACCAATTGGGCTTTGAGTTTAGTGTAGTTAGGCTGCTTCGATTTCCTTCGGTTGGTTGATATATGAGGCCACGGCAAGCTGCTGGTGTCGAGGTTTGCCGCGA